TTCCCTTCTCGGCGCTCCGCCCCGCGCAGGGCTGAAGTGATGCCCCGCCTTCGGGCCGCTTCTACCGGATCGGGCTGGCCCGTGCTGCCGCCCATCACCGCCGCTCGCCGGTTGTCACGGGCGGCTCGCTGCAGGTAAGCCCCAATCAGTCGCTGGCTGCCAGCGCCTCGATCAACGGCATCGCGAGTCTCACGGTAACGGCGATCCATGGCATTGAAATTTGCAATTCGCAAGGGCGCGGAACGCCTGCTGTGGCTCTAGGTTACCCAAGCTGCACTCGCCACTTTATGCACCCTTCCAGTGACCCTTTCCCCGCCGACGCACGATCTGCTTACCCTCTGTTCTATCGCTCCTACTCCCGCCGCCTGGATGACGGCAGCCGTGAATCCTGGGAGCAAGTGGTCGAGCGCAATCTCAGCGCCCTGGTTGAGCTGGGTCGACTGAACCCTGAGCAAGAAGCCCTGCTGCGCCGGCACCAGCTGGACCTCACATCCCTGCCTTCGGGGCGCTGGCTTTGGGTCGGTGGCACCCCCTGGGCCACCGACCAGCGCAACTTCTATGGCGCATACAACTGCAGTTCGGTCCACGTCGATCAGCTCAGCGCCTTCGGGCTGCTGATGGACCTGGCGATGCAGGGGACCGGCACCGGTGCGGTGCTTACTCAGGCCAATGTCGACCGGCTGCCGAAGGTTGTTAACCGGCTGGAGATCGACTACCGCGGCTCCCTGGGTTCAGCTGCCCCGGATGAGCGCAGTCCTCGCACGGCGGCAAGGCTTGTTGACTGCGAGCATCTCCTGATCAAGGTCGGCGATTCTCGCGATGGCTGGGTCACTTCCTACCAGAAGCTCATCCAGCTTGCCTGCGGCGTCGGGTTCTTCAGTACCTCTGGCGCTATCAAGATCGCAATCGACCTGAGCTGGGTGCGCCCACCTGGCGAGCGGCTCAAGGGCTTCGGTGGGGTGGCCAACCCCTCGGCTCTCCCTGAGATGTATGCCCGGGTGGCAGGGATCCTGAACCGCGCCATTGGCCGCCAGCTCACGCCCCTGGAGTGCTGCCTGATCATCGACGAGGCCGCCCGCTGCGTCGTGGCCGGCAACATCCGCCGCAGCGCCGGCATGCGTCAGTTCGACGAAGACGACCTTGAGGCCGCCGGCGCCAAGCGCAATCTCTGGGGCCAGGACGAGCAGGGCCACTGGGCGATCGATCCGGAGCGCGACGCATTGCGGATGGCCAATCACACCCGGCTCTTTCACCGCAAGCCCACCCGCGGCGAAGTGCTCGAAGCGGTGCGCAGCCAGCACGCTTGCGGCGAGGGGGCTATCCAGTTCACCCCTGAAGCCCTGGCCCGGGCCAATGCCGACATCCTCGGGCCCCAGTGGTTGAAGGAGAGCTTTCTTGCAGTGATTGAAGAAGGCGGGCTGGAGGACGGCGCCAAAGGTCTTGCAACAATCCTGTTCGGCACGGGCGATCTCGATGATCTCGATCCCGAGCAGCGCCGGGAGTTGAGCCACCGCATGAGCAGGTTTGGGCTTAATCCGTGCGGGGAGATACTGGGCTCCGATTTCTTATGCAATCTCGCTGAAGTCCACCTCAACCGGCTCGACCCCAACGACTCCGGAGCGGTCGAGGAGGCCTTCCGCGCCGCTGCGCTCACGGTGTCCGTGCTGCTCCACCACCACTTCCGCGATGAGCGGATGCAGGAAGCCCGGCTACGGGACCCGATTGTTGGGGTGAGCTTTACCGGGCTGTTCGATTACTTCGTGCGCGCGCTGGGCGTCGACTGGCTGCGCTGGTGGGCCGAAGGCCGCCCGCCCCACGCCCAGGGGGCAGTGTTCTCCGCCTACGAGGTCAAGACCTTGCGCCGCTTCCGCGCCGTCGTTGAAGAAGAGGTGGCGGCCTACTGCGAGGCCCACGACCTGAAGGTCCCCAACCGCTGCACCACCGTGCAGCCCGCTGGCTGCCTGGGGCTCGACGCGGTGCGCGTCACCAGCCGGGGGCTACTGCTGTTCAACGAAGCGAAGCTGCTTTCGGCTTGGCATCAGGATGACCCCCTGCTTATTCGCGGCACACTACCTATGGTCGACACCGTGCGCAACGAGCCCAGGCCCGCCCTACGTCTCACCCTGGTCAGCGGCCGGCAGATCGTCTGCACCCCGGACCACCGCTTCTGGGTAGAGAGTATGGGCTGGGTTCAAGCTCAAGCTCTTCGGATCGGCCACGAGCTTCAAGCTTCCCCAGGAGAGCACTCCGGCCGGCCTGTCGCCACCAAGCAGCTGGAGGAACCTGAAATGTCCCCGGCCAAAGCCCCAAGCTCCCTAACGCCAGGACTTGCCTATGTGGCCGGGATCTCGCTGATCAAGAACCCCGCCCGGGTCACCTGGCCGGCTCTGCGCAACATGGCTCCTGACTGCTTGCACTTCTCCTTCCCTTTCACGGAGGGAGCGGCCGCAGACCGCTTGAACGAGCTGTTCGAGGATCTATTCGAGACACCGCTCAAGCGGCGGCTCTCGGGCGGCACCTTTCACTTGTTCAGCCGCGAGGCCCCCTTGCGCCGCTGGCTGGAGATTAACGGCCTCCTGATCGCCGATACCCCTGAGACCGACCGGCTGCCCCTGACCTTGCGCCAGTCCACCGCCAGTGCGATTCGTTCGTTCTTTGCGGGACTGATTGATGCGACGGCCAGCAAGATACGAAATCAGCCGCCTGTCATCAAGATCCAAAGCGAGCCCCTTGCCCGCCACCTCCAGCAGGTAGGGGAGGCCGTGGGCCTGGTCTTCCGCCTGCAGCGCCACCAGAACGGCAAAAGACCCTACTGGAAGCTGACCCTTTCGCGGTTCTGGAGCACTGCTCCAGCCCTGGACTATTTGGCCACTTACAGCCTCCACTGCCAGGGACGGGATATGCGCAAGACGCATAACTGCTTCGGGCACCATTACTGGCAGGTGGCCGCTATCGAGCAGATCGAAGACACCGTCACCGCAGACATCTGCTTGGACGCTGATGACGACGATGCCTGGTACTGGGCAGGTGCTATCAAGAGCCACAACAGCAAGTCCTTGTTGACCAATGCCTCTCCAGGCTGGCACCCGCCCAAGGCTCCCTACTACATTCGCCGGATCACCTTCGCCAAGGATGACCCGATTGCTTTGGCCTGCCTGGCCTATGGCTATCCTGTCGTCCCGTCTCAGTCCGACAAGGACGAGAGTGGCAGGCTGCTCAGCGACCCGCGCGACCCGCGTTGCACCGAGTGGCTGGTGGAGATCCCCACCGCCACGCCCTGGGCGGAGCTGGAAGGGGCGGCCGAGATTGACACCGGCAAGTTCCCTGCTTTGGCCCAGTTTGACTTCTACATGAGCGTGCAGAAGCACTACTCGGGGCACAACACCAGTGCCACCCTGGAGCTCACCGAGGCCGAGATCGAGCCACTCGCCACGGCCATCCACACGGCCATCGACACGGACCAGGGCTACATCTCGGCCGCCCTGCTGGCCCGCTTCGAGGACAAGGAGACTTTTCCGCGGATGCCGTTTGAGCCGATTAGCAAGGAGCGCTACGAGGTGCTCTGCGCCGAAGTTAAGCGGCGCCGCGTCAACGACTGCTTCTTTGGGGCTCTGGCCCACTTCGACAGCAAAGCAGTCGGCGGGGCCCCCCAAGTAGAGGGCCCTGCCGGCTGCGATAGCGACAGGTGCCTGATGCCGGAGGCCGGGCCCGGAGCCTGATCAGAACCCCCGCTCGTCGAGGTCCTCGTCCTCCCTCACCTGGTGGGCGAGGACGATTCCCTCTTTGTCGACCGCGCAAGCCGTCACCGTAATAGCCATCGGCTCTGCAGCAGTGGAACGGAGAAACCCCGCGCAAGACCACAGCACTGCTTCGACTGCGTCGGGGCCGAGCAGTTCTCGGTTGCCGATGCGTGACGCCAGTTTTTCCAGCTGCGCGGCCAGCAAGCCGGCTTCACTGCCGCTGGGAACCTGGCGGTACGGGAAGAGTGCCAATGCGGCGTTTCGCCCGGCCGTCTCGAAGGCCATCCCAACACCGCTGGGGAAATTGATATGCGCCTGACTCATCCCAACCCCAACTGCTGATTGATTTGATCCATCTGCTGGCGCATGGAGCCGATCGCCGCAACCAGCTGGTCTGTATTGACCCCGCTTAAGGCGGCCGGCGGCGCTAATCCGAACGACCCCGCCGTTCCGGGTGCTGGATTAAGCGGCCCGCGAACCATTCCGCTGCCGCTTAATTTCGTCACGGTCTCCCCCAAGGCCAGGTCCAGCTCCTGGCGGGTGACTACCTCTTGCAGTACTGGTTGCAGTTGTGTGCGAGTGACCGCAGAAGTGTTCAGCTGCTGCAGCGCCTGCAGGAAGGGCGTCAGTTCGTCGCGGGTGGGGCGCTGGCCAATTCCGGAACGCAGGTCTTGGATTACCAGGCCAGTGTCCCGCACGGAGCTGATATGGTCCCGGCGCAAGCGAGAGGTCGAAAGCCGGCCGCCGAGGAAGCCGCCAGCCCCGCCGACGACAAGTGCCACCGCGCCAGAGAGAAGGTAAGTGAGCATAAAGAGGAATCAGAGGCTGCCAGGTGCAGCAGGCAGCGTGAACTCTACCGCTCTTGACTCACTGGGACCAACGCTTGGCCAGCCGCCGCCGAAGCGGGTCGAAGTTCTGGTAGGGCGTCATGCTGCCGCTACCGGCCGGCGCTGGCGCCAGGAAATCGACCGAAGCAATTGTGCCGTCCTGACTGAGGACCCGGCCGGTGCCGCCCTGCCTGCCGATGACCGCTCCCTCGGGCACCTCTTGGCCCTTGGTCACATTGATCGAATCAAGGTGGCCGTAGAGCACGTCGACTTTCTGGCCGGTGGCCGGATCGATCGATTCCTTGACCACGTAATTGCCGTAGCCCTTGCCTGTCGCCCCCCGGCCCGAGCCCTGGTAGCCGATGTCCTTGATCCGTCCGGGCAGCAGGGACCGGAACTGCTTGTCCTCGAAGTAGAGATCAATCCCCGGCTGCCCTTGGTCGAACGAGGTCGAGACAGAGCGCTTGAATGGCACCGGCCCAGCACCACTGGCAGCCGGGGGCGAGCCGCCGCCGCCGGGCTGTCTTGGCGTGCCCTGGGCAGCCACCTCCATGGGGGCAGCAATCGCCTGCGGCGGGACACTGGCCGGGGGCTCACCGCTAACCATTTGAGCCAGGGTCCCAGCCATTCGCTGCCGGCCTTGGGCGCCCCTGGCCGCCAGGTATTGCAGCCCGGCATTGCCAGCCCCGGCCACTCCGCCGGCGGCGATCGCGCTGCCGATCGTGGCAAGTGCCAACGTCTCTGGTGTTTGCCCCCGTCCGGGCATTGGCATTGCGGTTGATTGGTTTAGCCCTCCGTAAGGATTCGGCACATCCAGGGACAGCTCCCCGGGGGGAACTCCCCCGCCTGCTGCGGGCCTTTGAAAGCTGGCCCCCGAACTTGGGGGCGCCCCCTTCGCGGCGGCGGTGAACTTTGCCAGCAGGTCGGCAGCCTTTTTGACTGGCTGACCATAGGCGCTTTTACCTGCCAGCGTCGGCAGCGAAGCCCACTCCGGCGCCAGCTTGGCCAGCGTGCCGGCGTCTACCTTGCCGGCCATCACATCGTCAAGGTTCACTCCGCGGCGCTCGATCAGCCGCATGGCCGCAGCATCTTGGCTGGCCGGACTGAAGTCCTTGAGCCCTAACTGCCCGGCGACCTCGTCCCAAGTAGTCGAAAGGAACTGGTAGCGGCCCGAGGCATCAGAAGCCCACTGGCTGTTTACGCCACCTTTGCCCCGGCCCAGCACCTGGCGGGGGTGCTTCCACCCCCGGCTGGTATCAAAGCGACCGCCGCCGAACTGGACGTTGTAGTCGGCGCCTTCCGCTGAAGCGATGGTGTCCAGCAGGGCACGACCGAAGGGGTTCTGCGCCGCGGCCTGGTAGTCCTGCAGTGTCCTGGCCACAGTGCCTCCAACTTCGAGGCTTCAGTCTACGGAGGCTCGCCTTGCGTCTTACGCGAGACAGACGAGAGATAGCGCAAGGTGACCTAGGATGGTGCATGCCGGGTCTACCTGTCCATGCCGCCACTGCCTAGCGATCCTTCTTCTCAGCTCGGCCTCCCGGGCAAAACCTCTGAGATTGACTGGATCTCAACCGAGAAGATGTGCCTCGATCTTGACATCTGCCGCTCCACTCTTTACCGGGTCCGCACTGATGACGAGCGAATGAAGCAAGGCTCTCATTACATCCGCAAGAACCCCACGTCGGTGAAATGCGGCCACTTGCTTTGGAACCCCGAAAAGGTCCGGGAGATCTTTGGGCGCCAGGGCCAATGAACACGCCGGTTGATCCCACTCAGTCACCGGAGCTGCATCTCACGCCCAGCGGCGAGAAGGACAAGGCGGCCTATTGGCGGCGGCAGAACGAGCTCGACCAGTTTCATCGAACCTTCAAGCCGCCCACCCACGAGGAGAAATTGGCCATGGCCCAAGGCAAGCCGATGCCAGCCCGCTCCCGAATCCAGGCTCTTTCTGATGACGCCGCCAACCAATGGAGCATCGAGGAAATTTACGGCATTGAGCCGCCTGAGGATGGCGACACCGAAACCGCATTCCCTCTAACCTGAGCTGCCCCGCCCCCGCTCCCTTGGCCTTTGTTCCGCTTCACAACCACAGCGACTACAGCATGCTGGACGGCGCCAGCCAGCTGCCGCAGATGGTGGAGCGGGCCGTGGAGCTGGGGATGCCAGCTCTGGCCCTCACCGATCACGGCGTGATGTACGGCGCCATTGAGCTGCTCAAGCTTTGCGGCAAGGCCGGCATCAAGCCGATTATCGGCAACGAGATGTATGTGATCAACGGCTCGATCGAGGATCCGCAGCCCAAGAAAGAGCGCCGCTACCACCTGGTGGTGCTGGCCAAAAACGCAGTCGGCTACCGCAACTTGGTGAAGCTCACCAGCATCAGCCACCTGCGCGGCATGCGGGGCCGGGGCATCTTCTCTCGCGCCTGCATCGACAAGAGGCTGCTGCGCCAGTACAGCGAAGGCCTGATCATCGCCACCGCCTGCCTTGGCGGTGAGATTTCCCAAGCGATCCTCAAGGGGCGCCCCGACGTGGCTCGCTCCGTGGCAGCCTGGTACCAGGAGGTGTTTGCAGGCGACTTTTATCTGGAGATCCAAGACCACGGCGGCACCGAAGACCGCATCGTGAACGTGGAGATGGCCCGCATCGGCGCTGAGCTGGGGATCGAGCTGATCGCCACCAATGATGCCCACTACCTTGGCGCGGGCGATGTGGAAGCCCACGACGCTTTGCTCTGCATCCTCACGGGCAAGTTGATCAGCGACGAGAAGCGCCTGCGCTACACCGGCACCGAGTACATCAAGAGCGAAGCAGAGATGCTTACTCTTTTTGCTGACCACCTGGAACCGGAGACGGTGGCCGAAGCGGTGGCCAACACCGCTCGGGTGGCTCAGAAGGTAGAGGATTACGGCATCTTGGGCCGCCCCCAGATGCCCCGCTTCCCGATCCCGGAGGGGCACACGACCGCGACCTACCTTGCCGAGCTGGCCGAAGCCGGGCTGCGGCAGCGCCTGGGCCTGGTGGCCGGCGAGCCCTTTGATCCGGCCTACGGCGAGCGGTTGGAGTTCGAGCTGCAGGTGATGGACCGGATGGGGTTCTCTGCCTACTTCCTGGTGGTGTGGGACTACATCCGCTTTGCCCGCGACAGCAATATCCCGGTGGGCCCGGGCCGGGGTTCGGCGGCCGGCTCGGTGGCGGCCTGGGCCCTGGGGATTACCAATATCGATCCGGTGGAGCACGGCCTGCTGTTCGAGCGTTTCTTGAATCCAGAACGCAAATCGATGCCTGACGTCGACACCGACTTCTGCATCGAGCGCCGCGGCGAAGTGATCGACTACGTGACCCAGCGCTACGGCAAGGACAAGGTCGCCCAGATCATCACCTTCAACCGCATGGCCTCCAAGGCGGTACTCAAGGATGTGGCCCGAGTCCTCGACATCCCCTACGGCGAAGCCGATCGACTGGCCAAGCTGATTCCCGTGGCCCGGGGCAAGCCCGCCAAGCTCAAAGAGATGATCGGCGCCGAATCTCCCAGTCCAGAGTTTCGCGAGAAATATCAAAGCGATCAGAAGGTGAAGCACTGGGTGGACTTAGCGATACGCCTCGAGGGGACCAACAAAACCTTCGGGGTCCATGCCGCCGGGGTGGTGATCGCCGCTGATCCTCTCGATGAGTTGGTGCCGCTGCAGCTCAATAACGACGGCCAGGTGATCACCCAATACTTCATGGAGGACGTGGAGGCGATGGGGCTGCTGAAGATGGACTTCCTAGGCCTCAAGAACCTCACGATGATCCAGAAGACCGTCGACCTGGTGGAGCAGAGGAGCGGCGTGCGGGTAGACCCCGATGCCCTGCCGGCCGGCGACGAGGACACCTACGCTTTGCTGGCTCGCGGTGATCTGGAAGGCATCTTCCAGCTGGAATCCAGTGGCATGCGTCAGATCGTGCGCGACCTCAAGCCTTCGTCCTTGGAGGACATCTCGTCGATCCTGGCCCTCTACCGGCCCGGTCCGCTCGATGCCGGGCTGATTCCTAAGTTCATCAACCGCAAGCACGGCCGAGAGCAAATCGATGTGCCTCATCCCAAGCTTGAGCCGATTCTGAGCCAGACCTACGGAATCATGGTCTACCAGGAGCAGATCATGAAGATCGCTCAGGACTTGGCCGGCTATTCGCTAGGTGAGGCTGACCTGCTGCGGCGAGCGATGGGCAAGAAGAAAAAAAGCGAGATGGAAGAGCACCAGAGCCGTTTCGTGGAAGGGGCCACTAAACGAGGGGTGGAGGCCCAGGTGGCTGAGGACCTGTTTGAGCAGATGGTGCTCTTCGCTGAGTATTGCTTCAATAAGAGCCATTCCACCGCCTACGGGGCTATCACCTACCAGACGGCCTATCTCAAGGCCCACTATCCGGTGGACTACATGGCCGCATTGCTCACGGTGAATGCAGGCGCCAGCGACAAGGTGCAGCGCTATATCTCCAACTGCAACGCGATGGGCGTCGAGGTCATGCCCCCCAGCGTGAACGCTTCCGGCGTCGACTTCACCCCTGTCGATGGACGGATCCTGTTCGGTCTTTCAGCGGTGCGCAACCTCGGCGAGGGGGCGATTCGCTCGCTGATTGACGTTCGTGATGCCGGCGGCCCGTTTCAGTTCCTGGCGGACCTCTGCGACCGCCTCAGCGGCTACCAGGTCAACCGCCGTGCCATTGAGTCGCTGATCCATTGCGGCGCCCTTGACGCGCTTGAGCCTGGGGCTAACAGGGCCCAGCTGATGGCGGACCTTGATCCAACCCTTGAATGGTCATCCTCTCGGGCCAGGGACCGGGCCAGCGGCCAGGGCAACCTTTTCGACCTGTTCGGGGGTTCCGTGCTTGGAAGCGCTTCGCCCGATCTGTTCACCGCCCCGAAGGCGGCCCCGGTGGCCGACTATCCGCCGCAGGAGAAGCTCAAACTGGAGAAGGAGCTTCTTGGCTTCTATATCTCCGACCACCCCTTGCGCCAGATTGGTGCCCAGGCGAAACTCCTGGGCCCGACCGACTTGAGCGGCCTGGAGGAGCTGGCCGACAAGGCCAAGGTAAGCGTGGTGGCGATAGTGACCGAGCTGCGCCAGGTGACCACCCGCAAGGGCGATCGCATGGCAGTGCTGCGGCTGGAGGATCTCACCGGCAGTTGCGAGGCGGTGGTGTTCCCTAAGTCGTTTGCCCGCTTGGCGGATCACTTGATACTGGACGCCCGCCTGCTGGTGTGGGCGGGAGTAGACCACCGCGACGAACGGGTGCAGCTGATTGTGGACGATTGCTGCAGCATTGATGATCTGCACCTGCTGGTGGTGGATCTGCCGGTGAACCAGGCCGGCGACACTGCCGTCCAGCACCGGCTGCGGGATTGCCTGCAGCGTCACAGGCCTGACGCAATGAAACGGGAGACGGCGGAAGCGCTGGTGCCAGTGGTGGCCCGGGTCCTGGACGGCGAGCGCGGTCGCTGCGTGCAGCTCGGGGCCCAGTTCTGCGTGGCGGACGGCGGATCGACCGCCCGGGCCCTGTGCGCTGCTGGGCTTCAGGCCTCTCTGGTGCCCCTGCTTGATTCGCCCGGGGTCAGCAAGGGGTAGCGGCGGGCTTGCCCCTGCGGCCGCGTCGGTTGCTCTCCGGTGCCAGGCGGCTCAACTCCGCCGCATCTTGAACGCATCCACCGCCGGAGACGGCTCATTCGCCTTGGCGTCCATCCGGTTCAGCAGGTGCTGCAGGATCGCCCCGCCGCTGCCCAGCCCGGCTCCGCCCAAGAGCGCTGGCAGGGGACTGGTGCCGGCGCCGGCCTCCAGTGCTGGCGCCACCTGGTCAATGCTCTGTCCGCGCTCCGCTGCTTCCGCGTCGAAGGCGGTCATCCTCTGGCCGACACCAAGCGCGGCGGCTGCCAGGTCCGGCGCTCCTGCGCTGACTTGGGAGGCGAGCTTGACGGCGGCCTTGAACTCCTTGGGAGCCGCGGGCATACCCGCCAGGATCTGCTCCGCGGGCGTGCCCTTGAGAGCGTCCATGATCATCTCGCGAGCAACAGGGTCTGGTGCCTGGTTGACGGTCGCGAGTACGACTTGCATCGCCCGAGGGTCAAGGCTCGCCGCGTAGTCCCGCAACTCCTGCAATGAACTAGCCGAGCGATCCATTGCGTCGTTGACCGTCATGTCGGCCACCCCGGCCCCGGCGAGTCCCAGCGCCCCGCTCATCGCGGCCGTCTTTAAGGCGGGGAACATGGCGTGATCACGGTCGTCTCACGAGTCTACCGGGAAGATTTATCCGCCCCCGGCCGCGGGTCCAAGGTCAGGCCCATGCCTTTCTCGACGATCTCGCGCAGCTTCTCGGTGCTTGGGTAGTGGCGCAACATTGTGCGGGCCGCGATCCTCAGCTCCATCGACAGGTTGCGCGACTCGGCCGGATCGGTCAGCCGCTGCAGGAAGGCCCTCGATGCCACCACCATGGCGGCCGATGCCAGGCGCCGTTTTCCGTTGTCCATTGACACAAGGTTGACACACCTTGCATAATACTGGGACTGGCTTGCGACACCTTGAGCTACTCGAACGATCGAATTACGCAGCCGTGGCTGACCGCCGCCGAAGCTTTACACCACGTCGAGCGGATTCACCAAGAGGAAGAGGCCGCGCTCAGCGGGCAGCCTGCTTCGCCCGCCGAAGACGACCTCAAGCCCACCAACCCCAAAACAGCGATCGGAGACAGGAAAGTCCCGCTCGCGCTGTGCTCCCCGATCGCAGCAGCTCACTGGGCTCTCGCCCAGTTCTCTGGCATGTGCAAGTATCAAGCCTGGAACTGGCGAATTGCTGGCGTGCGGAGCAGCACTTACGTTTCGGCGATCAAACGCCACCTTGACGCTTACATCTCAGGCGAAGAGCTTGACCCCGTTGACGGCTCTCACCACCTCGGCAACATCATGGCCTGCTGCGCGATCTTGCTCGACGCGCAAGCGGCCGGCAAGCTCAACGACGACCGCCCGCCAAGCGTCGACTGCCGCGGCACGTACGAGTTTGTCGAGAAGCAGATGGTCGCGCTTCGCGAGAAGTATAAGCACATCGAGCAGAAACCATACACGATCGAAGACACGATCAGGCCCGATGCAACAACCTGACATGCAGCTCGACAGCGAACGGATTGGAGATTTCAAGATTGCCCAAGACTTGACCGGTTTCCCCGAGACTGGAGAAGCCGAGCGCGCTGAAATGCTCAGAGCCCTCTGCGCTTTCCATGAAGAGCGCCTCAACTGGCGTTTGCAGCGGGTCCTCGGAAACACCTTCCCAGGGCGCGTTTCCGGGCAGCTACGCCCTGGCCCGGCCCGGTCGCCCCTGGCTACCAAGCCCAAGGGGTTTGCCTGATGCCTGTCGCGGGTCTCAGGGAACGGGAAGCTCGGTCGCAGGCACGCTAAACGGAGCCGTGTATCGGCAAGCTGCAGTAAACCTAACGCAGTCGAGGTATCCTCTCCAGTAATTATTACTGCCAGCATACCCTGCGCCGATAGTGTCGATAAAAAAAGTAGACGTGTAATTACTATTGGTTCCAACAAGCAGTCCATTAAGGAAAAGCCGTAACACTTGACCATTTCTAGTTAGCGCGATATGATTGAATACGCCAGAAGTCAGTGCGGGGCTTGGTACTACGCGGCTGAAAGCGTAGCTGTTGGCGTAAACAGTGATGCCGCCAGAAGATGGCGAGTCTTCGTTAAGCCTGAATATCTGCTGGTTCCCGCTAGTACCCAAAGTGGCACCCAGCATGCACCTGTCTTCCAGTGCGTTCACTGCATTCCACCACAGCTCTGCCGTGAAGTCCCCTGCAAATGTTTCTCCGCTCCATCGCAGGGCGTCACCACTGCCGTCGAACAAGGCGCTGGATCCGCCGAACTGACTGGCAGCCGTGCTGAGTTGAGCGTTGCCAAGGACGGTAACCGCTTTCCCGTCCGGGCCACTGTCAACGAACGCGGTGCTCTCGTCGTCTCCGTTCATCAGGAACAGCGCCGTGACGTCGCCCAAGAACGGGTCGTTCGCAACCGGCCACTGGCCCGCCCTCCTCGCCATCGACTGCTCGTTTGGCAGCCACAGTCCCGTCGCTGCACCTGCTGTCGGCGCTCTCGGTACCCCGATCAAGCCGCCGTTGAAACCCAGCATTAGCTGATGTCCTCGTAACTGATCGTTAGCTCCAGATCGCCAGCCACGTCCGCCTTGGCCCTGAGGCTGTCGCCTTCTTTCAGGTAGATGTAAGCCTCACGGGCCACCAGGACCTGCGTCGCGCCGGCGGGCACCGAGATCAATTTGGCCAGGTGGGTGTCCACCCCTGAACGCCGCCACACCAGGTCAATCTTCGCGATCAGGCTGCCGTCGACATTGGCGCAGTAGACCGCATTGATCTTGAACACCTTGCCACTGGCCGCCGCGTTGGTCAGCGCATCCGCCAGGGTCGTTGTCACCGCGTAGCCAATCGTCTCGCCGGTGACGAGGCTTGGCTCCCTGAGATTCGGTGCGGCCATAAACCCTTAGCTCCCCCACCACTCTATGAGGCCCAGCTCTTCGGTTCCATAGCGCTGCACGACCCAGCTGGCGAAGTAATCGCGTGGCGGCCCGGACTTGAGCGTCGCCTGCAGCCCGCCTGCGCCCCTTTGCGCCGTCTCCAGGCCGTGGGTGGCCACTGCGCTCAAGGTACCAAGCCCGAGCGCCCCCTGGCCTCGCAAGGCGCCGCTGAGGTCGGCTACCGGTGCAGCAAACAGTACCAGGGGCCCCAGTGAGCCCCGACCAACCAGGGCCGACTGCAAATTCATGGTCATCACCAGGCGGGAGCCACCCAGGCCACCGCGGCCTGCCAGGGTGCCGCGGGAGCGGCGTTTGGTCTTGGGCCTGGCAACTCCCAATGCCCCTGCCCCCAGCAGCCGAATCTCCAGGCGCGCCACACGCCGCCCAGGAAGCACCGGTCCGTCGGGCCCGATGCCCAGCACCGGCACCAGCTGCAAGATGTCGACTCCATCGAGCTGTTGCACAAAGCCGCCCGAGGGCGGATCGAACAACCACACTTCCGTGGTCCCTCTGGGGCTCCACCAGTCGTTTTGCCGACACCAGGAGTAGGGCGGCTCGGCCGGATCAGTCCACAGGATCGGCTGATTGACGGGCCGGAAGGTGGGGGCCCCGCCCCGCAGCTCTCCAGTGGGGTCCAGCTCAAGGCCGATCGACGGGGCCACCGCCAGCAGCAGTCGATCGAAGGTGATCAGCTGCTGGCCCAGGGCCCGCCCCAGCTCCTTGAATGTGTAGTCTCGATCCAGCAGGGAACGCTCGTCCACCCACTGCCTGTCCTCCATCGAGGGGTAATCGCTGGGCTCGTAGAACGGCACGCCTGCTTGCCAACGCATGGCGTGGATGTGCTTGCACTCCCGGCGCCGGTCCACCCGCCGGTCCAAGTCCCGCCATTTCTTGCTGTAGCCAATCGACTCCTGCTCCCAAGGGGCCTGCTCGCCGCGCCCGGCAGATGCGACCGGGAAGCGGTCTCGTGCCGATCCGCCGGTGCTCATTAAATCGGCAATCTGCCGGCCCTGGTAGTCCGGGCAGCTGCACTCGAAGCGGTGTGAACTGCACAGGTGCCGGGTTGCATCAGCCCGCCAGAAGACCGGCGCCTGCGGGCTATAGCCAATACGCCTCCAGTAGCTCCTGGGGCCAGACATCTGGCGGATAAAGGGTCTAGACAAATCGAAGATCAACTGGAACTTCGAAACGTCCACTTCGATCAGGGTCAGCGCCACCGCACCGACAGGGTCTTCGGCCAGGTCCTCCGGGTAGAGAGAGCCAGCAGCTGAATCCTCAAACTGATCGCCGACGAACGAGCGCCACACCGCCAACTTGTCCCGGTCCAGAACACCCTTGACGTCGTAGATCAGCCGGTGCTTGGAGGGGTCGACGTCGTCCCGGTCCAGAGTCAAGCTGCCAGGCTTGATCGATTGAGGCAGAATCAAGGCGCCTCGGGGGCGCTGGGTGACATGCCAGGCTGACTCGGCTGAGTTCAGGCTGGCAAACACCTGGGTGACCAAGGGAATGGGCCCGGTCCCGGGGCCGGTCTTCAGGCGGGCGTAGAAGGCCAGTTGCTGATCAAGCCAGCCTTTGCCGTCCCCGAAGAACATCTGCATCCCGGCTTGCCAGCGCCGGTAGTCGCTGCCTTTCTCGTAGCTCTCGATCAGGGTCGGAACCCGAATGCCGCCAGACTGGCCCGAGCCGGAGTACAGCCCTCGCGCCCGGCCGGCTACCGGCTTCGAGAAGTCATCGCCGCCCCGGGGGCGCGGGAACGCGAAACTGGCGCCGTACCCCTTGCCTCGGGCCACCGAATCAGTAGAACCCGCCCTGGGCCGCCACAATTGCCTGGGACGGCCCGAAGCTGGACTGCAGAATCACGCTGGCCCCTGCGTACAGATACCAGCCACGGGGCAGGATCAGCCCGGTGTTCTTCTTGTCCAGCTCGGACGGATAGGCTGCCACGGTCGCAGCTGGTGAGGCCAGGTTGGGCACCGGAGCCAGCAAAGGCAACAGCGGCAAGTTGGTCCGCTGCCCCAATGAAAGTGACAAAAAGTCAGCGCTAGCCACCGTCCAGGCGTTGGAGCTGTTCAGGCCTGCAGCCGTGGACTGCTCGCTGGCCACCACAATCAGGCGGGCAGCAGTGATCCCCGTCTCCGGGGCAACCGCCGTGATGCTGTCGATCATGCAGCCATCGCTGCCGCTGTCGACAAGCAAGCGCAGACCAGCTGGCACGAGGCTTCGCAGGTTGGTTGGTGTCGAGAGGGCTGCAGTCTCGCCGACACCGACGATCTTGAATAGGGGGCGATCAATCAGCAGCGGCTGTTTGTTGGTCGAACTCGAAGACATGGGTCGATCTCAATAGGGAAGGTTGGCAGCGCCAGGGTTGGGGCGCGAGTTATTGCGGTACGCCTCCCGCATCAGTTGGACCTGATCTATCAGGTCGGCATTGAGGTTGAAGTCCGCTGCCGCGCCGGCCTGGGTTTGCTGCTCGGCGGTGAGGCCGGTATCGGCCCCATTAGTCAATAGAGGCCCAGGGGCAGCATCAATTGCCATGGTTTGCGGCAAGCCCGCCGGTGTAACAAGGGGCGCAGCGCCTTGCTTGGCCATAAAGCGATCGACAATGTTCAGCCCGTCGGCACCCCTGGCAGCACCTTGATTGCTCCGCGCCCAGGCAGCCAGGTCGGGGCGCAAGCCGCTGAAGCGATCGCCGCTCTCAGGGAAGGCGGCCCCCTGGGCAATCCCGCCGCCAGCGCCAAAGTCGGCCGCTGAAACTGGGACGGGTCGCCCGCCACCAAGTTCTGAAAGCATCCGGCGGCCGGTATTCCCAGGGGCACCCGGCAGCACGCCGTTGCTGGCGGGCGTGCTGAGACTGGCCGGATCCACTAAGCGCATCCCGGCGTTGCCGGCCGCTTGAACCAGAGCCCCGTTCCGGGAAGCGCCCAGGGGGGCCATTACGGCGTTGCTTCGGCTAGCGGTACTGTTTGCGGGGGCGCGCTGAGGCGCCATTGGCATCGGAGCCTGTCCGGCGGGCACGCGGTAATCTGCTGCAGCGTTGCCGCCGACGGGGCGGCGTGCTGGAGGCTGAGGCGCCACCGGGCGGGGCGAGACCCTGCGTGTGCCACCTACCCCGTAAGGGTCGACGTTGCTGCGGCCTGGGCTGTTGCCGTAGGGGTTGATATTGCCGGCGCCGCCGACGGGGCGGCGTGCTGGAGGCTGAGGAGATCTAACTGGCGCCCTGAAGTCGCTGCGGTTCATCTGACCAAGACTCGGCGGCGCGGGCCTGTCTCGGTAAGGCCTCTTGAAGTCGCTGCGGTTCATTTGGCCGAAGCCTTGAAACATTCCGAATGGATTCATGGTCAGCGCCAGTTGGAGGTTCCGATGTGATGTGTGATCCGGTCGACCACCGAGGTGTCGGCAGGGCCAGGCAGGGCGTTGACGAACTCGGCGCCGGCAGCCCAGAAGGCGTGGCGCCGAGCGTCTTCGCGGCGATAATTCGACACGTAGAGACTTTCGGCCAAGCGGTCCACCTCTCGGAGGTAGATTTCTCGTCCGTTCTGATCGGCCTTGATTGGATCGGACTGGAAGATGGCCCGTTCGGTGTCGCCAGTGAAGCGCTCAATGCGCGATGGCCTGGGGCCATCGGCGCCACCGAAAACCTCTGAGAGCGTCCAAGCGCGATCGCAGCGATCTAGGTGCTCAGTGACCTTCTCGTACCAGTAGGAATCCGGAATGCGCGCCATGGCCTCCTCCAGCCGCGACAGGTCGCCGGCGGGGATTCCACCGCCGGAGTTCATGCCCAGGTGAAACCGAGTGCGGCTTTTGTCGTAAGAAGAAAGTTCCACCGACCCCACAGAGGGTGCAAGGCCAGTCTAGGGCTCAGCCAACGAAGAACTGGTCTTGCTTTAGCACTTCGTTCCACTCGACTCGTTCGATTCCGCGCAGTTGATCCAGGTTGGTGAAACGCTCACCAGGCAGGGAGTTGCGCAAGTCAACGATCTTTTTCGCCGTAGCGTAGCCAATGCCCCTGAGAGCCACCAGCTGTTCAGCGCTGGCGGCATTGAGGTTGATCCGGGTTTCAGGAGGAATAGCGCTCGACGGAATCTCATCCTCGGCCTGCTGGGCTGCTGTTTTTTGAGGCTGGGGGCCATCGGTGCTGGTTCCTGCGCCTGGTTCGAAGAAGAGCAGGTTTGTCAATTGCGGGTAGTAAGTGCGGCCGTCGTTGGTCTTGACCATCGCGAAGTCAACGTCGTGATAGCCGATGAACTCGACGATCTGGCCGGTGGTCGTGTCTTTGACGAGAGCCATGGCGGCAGGCATAAAAAAGGGCACCCGACGCATCGAGTGCCCTTATCTTACTGAGCCTGGCGCAAGACTCAGTTCTCAACCCGGAATGGCAGCTTGACGTCTTCGAGGCCAGCCACGTCGTCATCGAGCATGTAGTTGACCTCGACGATGATCGGGGTGCCGCCAATCAGGTCGGATGTCAGGTTAGAGCCAGCCACGGTGCCGGTGCTGTCGGTGGTCATCAGCAGCAAGGTCTCAGCAGCTGTCAGAGCGACAGGGGTGATCAGGCTTTGACGCACCTGCCGGGGGGTGATGGTAGCCGAGGCCACCGGAGCTAGAGCTGAGCTGGTGGCCACGTTGGCGGCGGTGATCGTGTTGTCGTTGGCCACCGCGTCCGCCAGCTTCAGTCGATTGGTGTTGGTACCGACTAGGCCACTGGTGGCGACGCCAACCGAGCGGTCCCGGCGCATGTCCGGGATTCGGAAACCGATCGAGTACAGCTGGGCGCCAATAGGAATCACCAAGCCGACCCGATCGGGACGAGGTTTGTCGTCGGCCCTTAGATCGGGGCTGGGGATTGTGATGGGCCAGCTGTTGGCGCCAGTGGCGGTAATCAGGGCGTAGCCGAGAACCTGATAGAAGGCCCGGCCAGGCTCGGCAAGCACGGCCTGGTTTTGGTAGCCCGACAGGCGATTGACGTAGTTGCCCGGGTAGATGGTCTTGGCCATGAGAAGGATCGCCTACAAGTGGTGAATAAGGATTAGCGGGAGATATCAGTAAACGAAGGAGTAGGCAACCGTCACGAAATCCCTGTTCAGAAGTTCAAACGCTCCGAAGAGGCTCCACACCATGATGATGAAACGTCCGAAGTCGTCATCGTTGCTGAGCAGGATTTGGGCATCCTTGCCGCCGATGCCGACGCCGACCGACTGGGGCCCGAAGAACAAAATCGGAGCCGTAGGGGTCACAGCGTTGGTGATCGACGCACTGGTGATCGTCGCCTGGAGGCTCTTGGCTGCCAGATTGGTCGACTCGAACCAGCGGACGCCTTCAAAAAGGAAGCCCGTGGGCGAGGTTTGCTGACCGTTGATCGAACCGGCTTGCCCGTAAGCGGGGCCCATGCCCAGGAAGTTGTGGGCGTTGGGATGCAATGACGGATTCATCGGATCGATCACCCCATTGCCGGGGTAGCGAGCGACTTCCCGGAAATCCTTGTCCTGACGAAGGTGCATGCCCGCGGTTGGCGCGTAGATGGCCCTGTAATAGCCATCGTCGAAGCGGGGTACATTCCGCTCGCCCATGTCTTTAACTACAGGCAGCAAGTCGTTGACGACCGAGAATTTGCCGGTGTCGGTGCCGGTGCCGGCGTAGGTGAGAAATGGTGCGCTGGCAGCGCGAACCTTGGCGCCAGGGTAGTAGTAGCCACCCCTGGTGGAACTGGCCGGGCCGTTGGACTCAGCCTTGAACAGTTCGTCGGAGAAGACGCGGTCCTTCCAGCGGCGGTAATCATCGAGCATGGTCATCGAACCGATGCTCTGGTGGAACATATTGATATTCCCGTAATCGAGCAGCAGTCGCTGACCGGTGAGCAGGGTCTCGCGGGCCACCTTGAAGGTCGAAGGCGCGGCGGGGTCGTTCGGGTCGGCGGGGCCGGTGTACTCCTCGAGGCTCACCAGCACTTTGTCCTTGACGATATTCCGGGAGGAAGCCGTGCCAAGGGTCTGGTCAGCGGTGCGCTTGCGGCTGTCCTTGGTGCCGGGGTTCCCCCAGAACCGGTAGCGGTCCAACTGCACGGTCTGACCGGGAGATTTACCCCAATCCCAAACGACCAGGGGAGCCGACACCATTTCCACCACATAGCTCGGGTGAGGCCGGTGGAGTTCAACCCCAAGCAATTTTGGAAAATCGTTGTCGATCCACATGGCGTGGCGTCTCCCGTGTCGCGTGATCTGTCTTAATCTAAGACTGGTGAATCGGGAAAACTTGCATGACGCCAGACCAGGCTCGCGGCCTGTCTTCTGTCCTTGTCTCCAGCGGCAGCTTCTACCTGTTACGCCGCCCCACGGTCAGTTACATCGAGATCGTCTGGTCTGGCTCCCAGCGCCAGGCCGCCTACTTCCACGAAAAGGTTGCCGAAATTCAGCATTTTTTCCCGACAACCGCCCAGGTCTCTCCAGGGACTATTCAATCGCCAGGGCTGCGCTTCAAAATCACCAGCGATCGTCTTCGGCCCCTCTACAACCTCTTCGTACCCCGCGGCAGCCGCCGGATCTCCTCGGCTTGCCTGGAGCTCTGCGGTGCCCGAGCGATTGCCTGGCTGTTCAGCGATCACGGCCGCCGCACCCCCCGCGGTTTCGAGCTTGGCTCCGTGGCCCGCCACGCGGAAGAGGCTGTCCTGCTGGCTCAGTGGATCAAGACCATTCTGGGTGTCGACTGCCGAGCCCGTCTGCGCGGCCGGCGCCTTGCCCTGCTCTTGGACCCGACCAATGCCGCCAAGGCTGCTGAGCAGTTGCTTGACTACAGCCCCGCCTCGCGCCGCCACCTTTTCCTCCAGCTTCTCAATGACCGCGATCCCGTTTGCGACCCGTGTGATCTGCTACTGCTTGGGGACCAAGGGGCAGCTAGACCTGCGCGGCAAGCGCTCGCGCCCCTGGCTCAAACTCCGCCGCTCGGAGCTTGAGCAGACCTACCTGGACCACCAGGTGAGGATGCTCAGGCGCCTTCATCCCCAGCCGGGCAGCTTCAAGGTGCACTGGAATCGGCTCAGTGCCGATTCGGTCTACGACGACCTGGTTGCCGAGTTTACCTGCCCTGAACTCTGGGGCGCTTACGATCTCCTCTACCCCCGCGACCGCCGTCGCATCACCAGCGAGGCCCTGGTCGCTGCCGGGCTGCCGGGGCTGGCTGCTGCTTGGCTTGACGAGGGAGAACGCAATCCGCAAAGCGCCAAGCTGCGCCTGTTCGGCCCTGGGCCTAGCGACGTTGAGATCCTCGGCTGGATCGAGAGTCTTGGAACCCCGGGCCGCATCGCGCCAGGGCCGCGCCTGCAAATGTCCCTGGCTTTTGATCAGTGGCAGGCTGACACTCTCGTGCGCCAAATTCGTCCTCTTGTGCACCGCAGCATGGCCTATCGCTTGAGGCCCGCAGCCCCGGGCGCTCGTGCCCTTTACGCTGGCCTTTGATGCCGGCGCAGTCCTCAATGGCAGGCCAGGGAGGGGGCAGGCCCTGGCGGGACCTGGGACCGCTGACCACTCAGTCCAGCGTCCAGCGCGGGACGATCGGCGAGAGCAGTGGCGCTGCCACCTTGCTGCTGGCCTTTCAGCTGCCGCGCCCGGCGACCGTTTTCGTGCGGCTTCTGCCGCTCTCGCCATTCACTGATCGTTTTGTCGACGCAGCGTTGCAAGACGCAAGCGGCCACGGGATTGCTCTGGCGGACGACGGCCGGGCGGTTTTCGTCAATGCGCTCAATACTCCGGCCGACGAGGCCCGCAGGCGCCTTCCTGCCGGCGACTACCGCGTTGTCATTAGCACCAGCCAGTGGCAAGAGGCCCCCTTTGCTCTCCAGCTGGACTCTTTCGCTCTGGAGAGCCCGCGCCTAGCAGCGGCAGGACAGGGGCGACTGCGCGGCAGGCTGTCTACCGCAAGACCAGAGGTCTTTTTCCGCGCTCGCGGTGGACTGAGGGCTTCCCTGCAGCCTGTCGATTCTCTGCTCTGGCGAGGCACAGGCGCCGCCGGCCTGCGGGCTGGCCTGCAAGTGCTCCCCAGCTACAAGGAGCCGCCGCCGGCGGGGTTGGGCCACGTTTGGTTTATCCGTCAAACAGGCCCAAGCGGGCGCCTGCGCCTGGGAGCTGCAAGCGGAGTGAATTGGACCACCCTTGAATTGAGCGACATCCTGCCGGGGTACATCACTTCCGAGCTGGCCCTGCCTGACTTCCGCTTCAATGCCGGGCGTCGCACGATCTTTTCGGACCGCGCCTACGACATTTACGGGGCCTACCCAGAACTCGGCGTCGCCCCGCCTGCGCTCCGCGCCCAGGTCTCCCCAGACGCCCCAGGGGTGCCTTATTTGGATCTCACCAACGGCCGCCATCGCCGCGAGGTCTTGGTCTCCTTACCTCTCGACGCAAGCCGCTGCTTGGTGCTGCACCTCGAGGAAACTTTGGCGTGGAACAACGACGTCATTCTTGACGTTGACGACGCACTGCCTGTCTCTCCCCGGCTGATCGTGAGCAATCGACGCCGCTCCTGGTTTCACCGCCGGCGGGTCAACACCTTCGTCACCGACGGACTGGCGCTGCGGCGGCTGCAGAACCCTCCGTCCGCCCTACTGCTGCAGCTCGATACGGTCCTGCCGCCCCTGGATCAGCAGCTGGTGGAGCGCGCGGTCCGGGTGCCTGGGCCCTCGTTTCGCCTGCCGCCTTTGCGGATCCTCTTCCCCGTCTTTGTCGCCGAAGCTCGTCCACCGGCGCCGGGCGACGTCGTCTTCGGGGCTGACCCCAGCGAACGCGCCGCGGGACTGCTTCTCAGTTACGGCATGACCCGTCTACTGGCCGCTGACACCTTGATGAGTTCGATGGCGATCTACCGGACCCTGGAGGATTTTTCGGCCATTGCCGCCAAGGCGGACTATGACCCCAAGGCCACTGGCTTCGTGATCGCCAACATTCCGGACCGCCCTGACGGGCTGCCGATTCTCAGCCTCTGGCTGAGGGATGGTGGCTATCGCGTCACAGGAACCGCCACCGGGTCCTACCAGGCCCCTGGCGATCAGCTATTGCGCTACGGACGCTGGAACGGCCCCTTGCCTGCGAGAACTGACACGGAAGTCAGCGCAGCCGACCCTCGCTGGTCGCTGGCGGCCCAGGGATTAGCCCTGAGTGCTGACCGGTTGTTCCGCACCGAGGCGCCTTCGGTGCTGCTGTCCTATGACTGGGGCAACGGCGCCTACTGCCGCCTGAAGCTCCAAGGATTGGGCTTCAGTGATGAGGATCTTTCGGTCGCCCCGCCTGAGCGACCGCAAAGCGGTACTCTCAACGGCGGGCGCCCGCGCCCCCTGGCCGGACGGGGCGGGCTGGCGCTGGGGGTGCTCATTGCCCAGCAGACCCGCCGGTTGCGCGTCGTCCAGCACGGCCGAGGGCAACTCATGAGCGATTTGGCTTGGGGCCCTCGCGGCCGACTCAAAGCTCGGGGCCAGCTGAGGGCAACTCTCACTGTTGCTCCCGATCTCACGATCGTGCAGCGGCTCCTGCGCGGCTTCCTTGCTGGCGCGGGCGGCCTTGATCGCAGCCAGCTCAACCGACCCCCGACTCGACTGACCGGCCGAGGGTCCCTTGGCCGCCCCTGGCTCAGTTCCAAGCCGCCAAACGAGTTTCCGCTGGCCAGAGCCACCGGCCAAGGGCGGTTGATCGCGACCCTGAGCGCCACTTGACGCGGGGCGCATGTTGCAGCACTGCCAGAATGGCCTGACCACCAGGGCGTTTCGGGGAGCATGACGAATTGGTCGCAGGATGGCGCCCCATCGTTCAACCGACCTGAGCTGGTTCGCTTCGATTCGCTGCGCGACAGCAAGGACCTCGGGGCGATCACCGACATCAAGGCCCACCTGTCCGGCTTCATCGGCGCCGAAGCTGGCTCTCAAAGCCTGTTTTTCTCTTTCCAGCTACTTGCGCCTGGTGCCATCCAGGTCCAGACCGTCACAGGCAGCAAGTGGACCGCTCGCTTTGTCTCCGCCTCCCTGCGCTCGGAGTCCGGCAGTATCGGCTTAGACGATCGCGGCAACGCCCGTGGTGTCGACATTGTCAACAGCATCGACGCTGACGAGGCGCTGGCTCCTTTCCCGCCCGGGAAATACACCGTGGTGGTTTCCTGCTCCCAGTGGCAGTCAACGCCTTTCGAGTTGGTCCTGCGGGTCAACCCGACCACCAGGTTGCACGCCAATCTCGCTGGCCGCGGCGGACTTGGGCAGTACACTCGTTTGCGCGTGGCTGTTGCCCGCCTTAGCGGCGCGCTCACCGGCCTCGGCCAACTCCGGGCGCCAGGCTCGGGCCTGTTCTCGGGCCGCCGCGATCGCCCTCTCGTCGGCGGCTTCCTCGCCGGCAGGGGCGCGCTAACGGGCAAGCTTTCAGTGCGCGAGCCTCTGCGCAGCCTGTCTGGCGCTTTTCTTGCCGGCCGCGGCGGCCTTGGGGCTTCGACAGTGGTTTCAAACAACCTGGGCCCCAGGATGTGGGCCTCCAGGCTTGTTACCCCAACAGAGGCGACAGACAGCGCTAGCTACGCCAGTGTGGCCTTGAGCGAGGCCGATTACAGCCTTCACGCTTTTTACTATCTCCCGCCTGGATCTCCTAGCAGCCAGCGGCGGCTTGCGGTAACCTACCGCGCCCCTAATGGACAGGTGCTATGGAGCCGTCTTACTGATATTTACTGCTTAACTAATGATACGCGGGGCTGGAAAGTGCTCGCCTTGACCGGTGGCGACTTCCTCTTGTTCAGTCAAAGCCAGGCGGCCTTCGGCGGTCTACTTGCAATTCGCATCGGACGAGACGGAGTTATTGCTTGGAAGCGACAATTTGGAGCTCGTATCAATCCTGTGATTATTGGAGGTAGCGACAACGGCAGCGAGATCGAGCAAATCAGTGACGTAGCCCTGCAGCCTTCGTTGAATCGGGTTACATTCGCCGTTGTCATAGTCAGCGTCACTCCTGGCTATATCACGCTTGACCTTGACACTGGGGCCGCCGTTTCGGCTCGCGCGTTAAGGGGTGGCACCATGCAGACTGGCCATATACCTATTTTCGACAGTGGCGTCACTCTTAACGCCCCTTTGATCAAGGCGGACGGCCGATTTATACTAACTGGCAGCAAAAGAGGCCAGCCAGCTTACACATGGACTGTGGAATGCGATAGCGACCTTACCAGCGTCAACACGTTTTACAAATACACTGACGGCACTAGCCTTGTTTTCGACGGCAGCGCAGTGCTGCATACGGATGGCTCTGTCACGATTGCGGGAGGCAGCGCAATCTCTAGAGGTCGCAGGTTCACTGCTGGGTTTCCCTTGCTGCAGCTCGCCCCAGATATGACAATTCGTCGGCGCGTCACCAGCGCTGCTGGGAACAGTAACCTCACCCGAGGAGCGCTAATAGCAACTGACGCCCTAGGGGCCTTGCACTACGGCGACGCAAATGGCATCTATTCGCGGGACTACGAGGGCGACCTCACCTATCGCTATACAACCTTTACTGGGTTGCCGGGGCGCATTGATGAGGTCTCTTCCACCAAGCCTGGGCCTTGGTTTAATATTGCTAGCCAGTGGGGCATCCTGGCCACATCTACTGCTTCCGATCAGCCAGCACTGGGGACGGTAGTGGTAGGCTTTGAGATCGACATGGCGCCTACAACTGTCGCCAATGAACTGAATTACAGTATTACTATCGGCACTTCTGAGAATGTCCCGCAGGCCCGCCAGGTTACGCCGGCCGTGGTCGCCCTTGATCTTGACGAAAACGACGGCGGCATCGTGCCGATCGCGTTCGTTTCTTTAATAGTCGTCCTCAATACAAGTACGCCTGCTTGGAACCCAGTCTTTACTGACGCCAGTTCAATTCTTGCCTGGGAATTAACATCCAGCGCTATTCGCCGTGGAACCTCTAGCGAATTTCCTCAGCTAGCAATTAAGCCCGACCCTGCAATAGAGCCAGACCCTTTAGCTCAGTTTGTCGTTTTTCATCTGCCAGGTACTGGTATTCCTGATACGAACTTCTTTGTCGACTACTCTCGATTCGTTCATCAGCCGATTCCGCTTGGCAACGTCAAATACTCAACTGAACAAGCCCTTTACCCCGACCTTGGCGGCTTTTTTGAGCGCACTTCTATTCGCTTTGACGGCATCGAAGACGCAATTGCTTGCGCGCCGTCGCCGGCTTTTCGTTTCGGTAAGGAGAATTTCACAATCGAGGCCAAAATCTTCCGGCTCAATAGTAACCCTTGCGTCTTGTTTAGCAACAGTCAGGTTGGCGATCCAGGGGCCCATAGTAATAGCTTTTACCTGGCCCTCGATGCTAATGGGATCCTTGAGATCTTTTCGGCAGGACGCGGCCGGCTTTCCCTTGCCTTCTCTGGATCCCCGAGGCGCACCGTGCCTTATGGCGCTTGGTCTCACGTTGCCCTAACAAGAGAGGATCAGGTATGGCGCGTTCACGTCAATGGCCAAGTTGACTCAGCGGCCTGGCGTTACGACCTGGACCTAAGCGCTGGCGCCTTACTGATTGGCAGAGGAACTCAGATCCCTACGGACGGGAACTGGTCTTCTGGCAATGGCATCCCTGCCGGCGCCAACTACTTTCCCTTCACCGGCTTCATGGCCGACATTCGAATCACCAAGGAAGCTGCTCGCTATCACCGCAACTTTCAACCCCGCGCCGCTCCGATTCAATACCTTCCCGCCGGGCCTCCTGCAAGCTCGCCAGCAGGAACTGAGCCTGCCGAGACAGGCGCGGCTACCCCCGACCTGGCCTTCAACCGGGTCCTGTTGTTTGCCCGGATGAACGGTAATGACAACGTCTTTCGCGACAGCGGCCCCTACGACCACAGCCTGATTCCCTTCGGCAACGTCACACAAATTCCTGGCGGCAAATGGGGCGGCAGCCAGGGGGCCTTCGACTCTTTTGGTGACTGGGTAGAGGTGCCTACCAACCCCGTGCTGGCCCTGGGGACAGGCGACTTTACTATTTCGATGTGGGCAAAGCGCACCGGCGAAGGCCAAGAAGCCGACTTCTTCCAGGCCCTGCTGGACAGCCGGACTACCGAGCCTGAATCTCAGTTCTGCCTGCGCATCAACCGCAGCGTCACCGGCCGGCAGTTGTGCCTCTATGTCGGTGGGGCAATTCGAATCTTGGGCCAGCCCATGGCCATCAACGTTCGCTACCACGTCGCAGTGGTTCGCAGGAGCGGGATCACCTCTCTCTACATGAACGGGGTTCCTGCCGGCAACACCTGGGCTGATGCCACCAACTACACCAGCACCAGCTGGACGATTGGCCGAGCCCGGTTTGCTGCAGGAGCCGACCAGTGGTACTTCCAGGGCCACTTAAACGATGTCCGGATTGAGCGCGGTGCGCTCTACGACGGTGCCTTCATTCCTCCGACCGCTCCGACCGGATCCCCTCCATCGGCTACGGCACGCTACTGGCGGCTAGTGGATTTGCGCCCCTACCAAGGCTCAAGCGGCGTCTTTTCGCTTTCTGAGATTGCGTTGCATCGGGGCCGCGACCGGCTGCCTGGAACCACCACGACCAGCCTGCCGGCGCCCAGCTCCGGTCTGCTGGTCAGCACTCAAGACTTAAGCGCCACCTTGAACTGCGACTGGGGCCGGGCCCCTATGGAGCAGATCGGCAGCTGGATTCAAATCGATGCCGGCGCACCTGTCACAGCCGACGGCTTGCGCCTCGCCACGGCCGGGCAGTCTGCCCAGGGCGTCTCAGGTTTCACGCTGCAATATTCCAGTGACGGGGCCAACTGGGCCACCCTGGGGCATGTCGCCAGCATCCCGCTAAGCGATTCAGTTCTAGGCCCTCGGCTGGGTTTCGTGCCCCTGCCCGGGCCGCCCACCGACATTGTTGATGCTGATTTTGATCGCGTCGTTCTCCTGCTGCGCGGCAATATACCCAACGCTCTTGCAACTGACAGCGGCCCCAGAAGATTGACGGTCGACAACGTCAATGTTTCAGCCAGCGCGATCGAAAGCGCTCAAGGCGGGCAAAGCATGCTGTTCAGTGCTGCCAGCGGCTCCTACTTGACCCTGGGCGCGACCGGCGGTGATACGGGCCGGCGCTCGGTGTACTTCTCTTTCGGGGCTGGTGCCCTGACGGTTGAGATGGACATTTTTCCGTTGACGGTCCCGGCCAACTATTTCTCGCTGTTTAATACCAATGCCATTGGTGATTCGGCCAGCTACGCCAACGGTTTTCAGTGGGTCTTGACAAGCGCAATGAAGCTAGATCTTTACATCAATGGAGCATTCCGTGGCGTTTCACTAGGGTCAGTTAGCCTGCGTCAATGGAGCCGACTGCGCTTAAGCCGCGACTCTACCGGCATTTGGCGGTACAACATCAATGGCGTGGTCGATTCAACCACTTTTGCTAATACGGTCGACCTATCGAGCCGCGCCTTCACGATTGGCCGGGACGGGGCCGACACCGGCGCTCCCTACTTCTACAACGGCTACATGGACGAGGTGAAGGTCACCCGCGGACTGGCTCGCGGCAATACGATACGCATCACCAATCTTGCCTGGACACCGAGCGCCCGAGGACGCCTGATTGGGGGCTTGGTCACGGGGCGGGCCATGCACAGTATCCTGTTCGCCCGCGGGCGACTGAGCGGAACGCTGGCTACCGTGGCTGTAGATGGCTCGCAAAGCGCAGCATCTATCACCAGCCTGCCTGACGCAAGCCTGCCGCTGACTGGGTTCGAGCGAGTTGCGATGGACCAGGCCGGAGCGACCGTATCGGCCGGGGGGTTTGTGACAGGCCAGACATACCGGATCGCCGGTGTTGGGTCCACCGATTTCAGGCCGATCGGGGCCGCCTCCAACACGATTGGTCTGATCTTCAAGGCCACAGGCCCAGGGACAGGCAACGGCACTGCGGTCGTAATCAGGACCGTGGACGCAGCAATCCGAGACATCGCTGGCCTTGCCGCGGCGGCCAGTGTCGTTGAATTTGACACCACGGGCACCCCAAACACGATTTACGTCGGGCGAGCTCCTGTCGGCACGGACCGGACAGCGGCGGGCTGGACGGTAGAGCGGACTACTTTTACGGCTCAAGGCATTAAAGTGGGCGAGACGCTGACTGCCACCGGCGCCTGGACTGCACGAACTTCTCTCGCCTACGCCTGAGCCTTGGCCAACCAGACGGTCACCACCGCCGTCAATTATGACGCTGCATCGATCAGCGGCTTGCTTGATGGTGAACTCATCACGGTCAACGGCGGGTCGCTGACAATCAACGCGGACACGCGCTGGAACCAGCAGGCGGCGGTCTTCGGAAACATCACTGTTTCATCTACGCTCGGCGGCGTGGTGGCGATTGATGGTACGCAGGTTTGGGAAGTGCCTTTCTCTGTGGCCGTGGGGCTAGTCCCAACACAAGCTGCCCTTGGGTCCAACACGGTCACAGGAGGCACCAGCGGCGCGACAGGCGAGTTGACTCGTGTATGGGCCAGCGGATCGTTCACCCCGGCTGCGGCGGGCGCTGTAATGCCTCTGGCGGGCTTTATCAAGCTGCGATCCAAGACTGGTAACTTTCAAGCGGGTGAAACCATTACACTGCCGGGCGGGGCCACGATTGTTGCTGCCAATACGGGCAAGCGGAGTTGGATTCATGTTGTCGGTGAGGCAAACAGAATCTTGCTTATGCCCCGTCTGGCAAGCGTGCCGATCACTGGCGACTGGTACGCCCTTGGCGCAACCGATGGCACCGACAGCCAGACAATCCAAATGCCGGTGCGGGATGAATTTCCGGCTGTGCAGATCGAGACATCACCGGGGTCGGGTGTTTACGAATGGTGGGCCAACGCGGCAGACGCTTGGAACGGCTGGTATCCGAACAATGACAACTGGACGCTGACAAACGCCACCATCACGCGAAACGCAGTGGCAGGACCGGCAAATTATCCGGCAGGCGACAGGCTGCGGGAAACGACCGCAAACGGCAACCACCTAGTCACCGGGATAAACCTGCAATCCGCGCAAATGGACGCCGGGTCTTACACGCACGAGGCCATTGTCAAATCTGACGGACGGCAGTGGTGCGTGGTGCAAATATCCACCAACGGCGGCGCTGATCGGTACGGCGCGCTTGTCGATCTGTCGGCTGGCACGATTATCGCCAACCCCAGTGTCGGTAGCCCGACGGGTGTTTCTTCCTCAATCACATCATTGGGCAGCGGTTATTATCAAGTCAATGTGACGCTGACTCATGTTACTGGCGATCTGAGGAGTTTCGTGGCAATCGCCGACTCGGCAACCCCAACCTATACAACCGGCTTGCCCACCTACACCGGCAACACGGGGCAGGGCATCATCCTTGGGTTTTCGACCGTCAAACAGGCCACACACGCTTTCATTTCGACAGACGCTCGGGGCAAGTTCTTTTACTCGGACCCCTTTGCTGGAACCATTCAACTTGCCAAGCGCGGGTCAAACAACGCTGGCCTGAAACCTGCGAGCGGTTGCGCTATTCGGATTCCAAACATTATCCTCGGAACGTCTTCTTCGGGTGACTACACGTCGCAACACTTGTCGTCCACAACCGGGTCAAACGCCGGGGTCGCACGCTACGCCTTTGGTGTGACAAACGCTGTCGTAGATTTTGACAAGGTATCCTGCAACTGGTCACTTAACGGCAACGCTCCGACCTCTTGGAAAGTGCAAAACTCAGGCTGGAGCCTAGTGATCTCGTTGCTCAATTTCTACTCGGAAATCAGGAACGTCTGCATTGCCCCCACGCTTTACACAAGGCTGGTCGCCAATGGCGCATACACCCACCAAAATAGTGCCAATGCGTATATGTATGATAGCCGCGTAGTGTCGCGTGGGCAAGGGGCTCAAGTTTATACTGCCACGGCGTGCGCAAATATCAACGCATACAGAACCAGTTTTGAGTCGATCGGACCAAATCAAGGTAAAGCAATTCGCAGCCCATTCCACGGAATCGCCGCTCAGGTGCAGTCTGCGGGCGGGGAATTTGTGGACTGCACGACTATTGGTGGGCGTTCGACATTCAACGCGCAAAACTTTCTTGTCAAGAACCTGACGTATTGTGACTACATGATCGGCACAACTACGGCTGTAGCTTCTACGGCAATCGGGGTGCAGGGGACAAGCATCACGGTTGACAATATCCTGCCATTTCCGGGGGTGGCAAACAATCACCCCTTTACGGAGTACGTGGTTACGACCGGATTTATTGCCAACCTTGTGCTGAAGAATATCGGCAGTCCGACATCCCCGCTGAACGTTGGCACTGTAAATCCTTGCGGGGCTGTACTTACTCAGGGCGCTGCGGGAACAACAGCCGAAGTGCGGCGCGTCTATACAACAAACCTTCGCCTCGGTGTGGTTTCGACGGCTGCTGCCAACCCGGTTTTGAATCTGTTTGATGTCTGGGGTGATGGAACAACGCCGCAAACCCTGGCGACGGCAAACATCAACTCGCGTGGGGGGCGGTGGACAAACCAGCGCGGGGCAAACGCGGTATGTACGGGTTCCCATTGGGACGACGCCTATAACTCAACCACTACTGGCCGCATAACGATTAGCGGCAACGAACCATCTGTTGCTTCGGCGGCTCAATGTTCTTTCACGCTCGGCACAGGCTCAGGGTTTAACGGCAACGGCTCGGTTGTTATCTCGCGCCTGACTGACGTGGTGACTTGGACAACCCCCTATAAGATGTACGGTCACAATGCCTTCGCAGGCGGCTGTGCGCTTCTGGGCACCGACTGCCAGAACCTGATCTTTGAGTACAAGGTCGATACAGGGTCGGGTTTCGGCGGATCGTGGGCTTTTTTGGCAAACACTGTGCGCCGGGCAGGTGGCGGGACAAGCGGGACGAATACGGTCACAGTCACAACGGCGGATCGAACTGCACTTACGCGCCAGCCCCAAGTGGGGGATTTTGTGCAAACAGGTTCTTTCCGACTGCCCGCCAATACGACCGTTACGAACATCTCGGGCGATGTCATCACCTGCTCGAACAACTTCACGGCCAACCTTACGACCAGTGAGTTTGTGACCTTCTCGCCGGTCAACGTGGCTGTCAGCGCAGCCAATGGATATGCTTTGCAAGTCCGCACCTACCCAACCGCAGCGGCTACTACAACGCTGCTGACGGCCTTCACAATGGGATTGCAGACCGACGCCACGGCGCAGCAAATCCCGCATCCGCTTCCGGGGTCATTGGTAAACATCACCAATCTTGTCCCGCAATCGCGGGTGAAGGTCAGCCGGGTGGACACCGGCGTAACCTTGCAGCAAGCATCGTGTGGCGCAAGTACAAGTCTGGCCTTTGATTTTCAGTACACAGGCGCGGTGGAGGTGGAGGCGCGAAACACGGGCGGCACTCCAACGTATGAGCCGTGGGTGACACAAGTCACCATTTCACCTGCGACGCCGACAAACATCGCCGCGCTTCAAGAACCCGACTAAAGGAAAACCCCATGCCTATCGCAACCGATTTCACCGTCTCCCCAGCCGGCGACATTCGCCGCCAAGCGGGCGCCAGCACGGAGGTCTACTCCGTGCTGGCGCTGCACGCATGGTTGCAGGCCTCAGCGTACCAGGAAGCAGCAACAGGCGATGACTTTTTGGATATTTACACGCCAAACCCTTCAAAACTGGACGGCCCACGCGATACAGCCGTTGCTTCGCGCCTGAACTTGCTTACAAAGGGGTCGGTCGCGTACAACCTGGACGACACAGCGGCGAGGTTTATCAACTTTGGATCGGTCAAGCAGCAAGGTGCATTTGTTCAATACTCCGGCTTCAGGACCATTGGCGGCATCGTGGCCGCCAGCCCAATCTATGTGGTGCAAAGCGGTTCAAAGCTGACGAAGTTCTGGGCCAATGGCCATGTGCAGATCATAATCAAGGTCAAGACCGCGAACGCCTTTATTGACGGCGGAAACGTTACCGCTTTCAGTCGGAAATGGGGCCAAACCTATTCCCACTTCGATGTAAACCTATCGGCCGGGGGCGAGAGTAACGCGGCACTTTCGACCGCGCTTGATGGAAACATCCTATTAACTGAAGCCCAGGCGGCGGCGCTTTCAACCAAGGTGGCGGTGGCGTTCGGCGACACCACTCAGGATTTAGTGAATGGCAATGGCGCTAAGTTGTATAAAGGCACCATCACTCTTTCCAATTCCTGCACATTGCAAGAAGCGTATCAATACTTGCAATACCTTACGCGAGAAGATAGCGCGGCCACGCTAAACGGTATTCCCGGCTGGCGTTACCGTGTGCTCAATACGGCGTACACCGAAATCCCGGCGGCCCCGTTTGGGACGTTTGCTGGCGGCACCTTCTTCCTGGCGCAGGGCTGGTTCATTGCTGGCGTCCTTCCGGCTGAAAGCACGAAATATCAGCTGATCGCGCACGACGGCACCGTACAAGTTCCGCCCACGCTTGCCAGTATTACGATTGGCAACCTTGACGTCGGGTACCGAGTGGTGGTGGCTCGTGACGATGGATCAGGTGAAGTCTTGAAGGACGAATACACGCCTGTTGCAGCGGCTGTCGGCGCCACGGCTTTAACGGTGGTGGAAAGCATCAAGACCGATACACCTGCGGCGGGCGTGATCCGCATTAAGGGATTGCGTTACACCTACGCTTCTTTTAATGCAGGCACCAAGACCTTCTCCGGCCTTTCCCCGACTCTATCGAGCAACATTGTCACAGCAGATGACGTTTTTGTGCCGTTTATTGACCGCATCGCAACCGCAGGGACTGAATCGGTATCGTTTATCCATGCCGGCAACTTCAATGCACAGGTGTTGGTCCGCTACGGCGTCGGCGGTTCGCCCATTGAGCCGTATGATACGACCTTAACTATCACAAGCGCGGGCGGTTCTGTGAACGCAAGTCGCAACAGTGATGTGTGATGTCTTATTACACGGCGCCGTTCACTTTTGATTTTGAGACGTCACTTATATACATAGATGAAGGCGTGCCCGACGTCCTCTGTATTCCACTTTATACTGCAATCAAACTAGCGCAGGCCAGTGAAGAAGGAATCATCTATGACAGAATCGGCAAAGGATCAGGTCTTACCGTCCTCGGTCCCGGCGTTCAGGAGGGCATCACCGTCAAGTTACTGGGGACGTGGCAACTTAAGTTCCCTGCCGGAAACTACATCGCCCGGGTCGCTGGCGGAAACCTTGTCGGCGGACCCGGAGACGACCCTATCGCCTACTCTCCCGGAGTCCAAACCCTCCTGATCCAGTCCGCCGCTGCTACCGTAGTGATGACAGGCGGCCAGGGCTCCTGCGCAACTCCCGACCAAGTTGCTGCGATCGTAAAGGGAGCGGTCAATGCGTAGCGACTCTTCTTGGGGCCGGGCCCAGGACCTTGGCCCGCGGCGCGTCACGTATCTGCCAGAATGAGGGGGAAGCCTCCACTGATCCATGGCGTTTTCCCAGTACATGGCCACCCAGATACTGAACTGGATGCGCGGCACGGCCATGCCAGCGGCCCCGACCGGCCTGTTCATTACCATTCACAGCGCCAGCCCCACTAATGACGGCTCGGCGGCCAACATCACCTCTACGGTTACCGGCAATAACAACCGCATTCAGCTGCCCCAAGCAGACCTGGCTGCTATCACCTCGGTCGGCGGTGGTGGCTTCGAGAGGCTGAATGCTCAGACAGTGATCATCACCAACAGCGCTGTCAATGGCGCCTCGGCGTTTGCCAGTCATGCTGCCGTTTGGGATGCCAACACGGGGGGCAACCTGCTGCTCCATGACGCACTTTCGGTGGTGACGGAGATCCAGTTTGGCGATCTCGTAAAATTCGATCCCTCGACCTTCTCGCTTCGAGTCATCTGATGGCAACTCAAACGAAGACCACCGGCCTGGGCAAGACTTGGCTCCAGGGCGACAAGAAGGACCCCGTGCATCACAAGACCACCCAGGGCAACGGGCGAGGCAGCCGAGCAAAAGGGAGCCGGAAGCTCAGTCGCGGTCAGGGGCGATAAGTTGGAACCCTTCCTGGACAAGGCGGTCGGGCCCGAGCGCCTTGTCGTCGAGGTCCGACTGGAACATGCCGCCATCCGCACAGCGCGAGACCTTCACTGGGTTGCTTGGATGGTCTTCCAGGTGCTCGCCGGAGCCGACGCCCCGGTGACTTATCTCAATGGCGAGATTCTCGGCGGCGGCGGCAGAAGCTTTGAGATCGCCCGCGTCCACGATACGGAGCGCCAGGAGGACGTCTGCACATGCTCCCGGGATGCCGCCACGCCTCTGCTCGATGACCCCGACGTAATTGACCTGGAGATTATTGAGAAGCGCTTGGCTCTGCCGGCTGGGGCGTAAGGCCGAAGAGGGCTCGCGCTTGCCGTATCTGCAGCTCCCTGCGCTCGTCTTTATCAGCCTGATAGGCCGCCAGGAAGTCCCACTCTTCGACCGACTCCCAGTCGCTCCAGGAATTGCTGGCGATGCCATCACCGGGGTGGAGACTGTCCAGGTTAAATCGATGCCGCCACTGCAAGGTGCGATTACCTTCGTCGACGATCATTCGGAACTGGATTGGAGCGCTGCTCATGACTCCGGCCCGTCCCGCAGGCAGTGGTGCATGGCCAGCTTGCGCATGTCCTCCAGGTGACGCTCCGTGGCCGCCAGGGAGCCCGCTGAGCCGCTCCCTTCGCTGGGGCGCAGGCCGCACTGCCAGAGCTGGTCCATCAACCCCTGGGCTTCGGTGGAGGCCAGGGTGAACAAGGGGCGGTGCGGGAAGCATTGATCGGATGGAAGCGGCTCCATCGCCAGGCCCGTCGCGATCGAAAAATCGTTTCCTGCTCGACCGCCCAAGCTTCCCAGCTGGAACTCGATGGAGCTCCCCCAGGCGGCGCGTTGGGCGTAGATCTTGAAGGTCATGGTCAGCAATCCCAAGGGGTAGAGGTCGTCACGACGGCAGCCCCGCCCGCTCGAGATCACCGGCCATCTGCCGCCCCTGCCAGGTGGCCGAGCGCATCAGCCGCTCCTGCACGTCAGCTGCCGTATGGCCGTCCCACTCGGGGGCCAACGGCAGCTCTATGACGTGCGAAATGGCTCTGATCGCTCCCAGGTCGCTCACCGGCAAGTGATAGGTGACACGCTCCCACTGCTGCTCACCCGTGCGGACGTCCATGCCGGCCACAAAGAACCCCTCGAACATCCCGCCGTCGCCGTGCTTGAGCGAAAACCAGGGATTGCAGTCCTCGGCCGTGGCAGCCATCAGCGCCAGGAACAGCGCGTGCCGGTGCTCGTAGAGCTCGCGGAAGGTGTGGTACCCGTCGCTGGTGTCCTCGTCGGCCGGGCGCCTCCGGGACTCGTCGTAGCCCGCCATGATGGCGTTGGCGAACCAACCGAGCATGGCGTCGGTGGTATCGACCTGCAGGCCGTCACCGTGCAACTGGGCAAGCCTGGTGTCCGGGTTGATCGCCACGAACGCCTTGGCCCAAGCCATCGCATCCATCGAGCAGTGCCAGTGCTTCCCGTCGGAACCGCGAATGCCGTCTGCGGGGCCAGGAATCGGGTGCATCGGTAGATCCATGATCAGTAGTCCCAAGTGACGAAAGGTGAAACGCCGGCCCTCGGGTGGAACCCGCCGCCGTTGCGCTTGTCGATGTGCAGGAACCCTTTGCGGCGTCCGTCGCCTAGGGCACCGCTCCAGCGAGGCTTAAGCCACCAGAACATACCATCGAGATCGCCGTCGGCTGGGCAAATGTCCAAGGCGTCTCCCACGACATGTCGGCTGTTTGCCACCCCGCCGGCCGCCCGGTTGTAGGGCTCAGGCCGGTAGCCGCTAGTGAGAAGCACTGCTCCGTTCCAGTGGTCCCGGATCGCATCAGCGTCACGAATCACCGCCAGGATGTTCTTTTCCTCGGGCGAGCCAGCTGCCGGGCGCCGGCGCAAGTCTCCCCGCAGGACTTCGCGAACCGTGAAGTACCGGCCCACGGGCGCGTTCAGATCGGTCCAGTCCACGGTGGTGATCCGCCCGATCGCGGGAACTGGCGCGACCTCGGGGGCAAAGTGGGGCCCGAAAATGTACCACTGGCCGGGCTCCCCCTCGACGGTCACCAAGTCGTGCGCGTCGCCCGCAATCTCTTCGATTGAGGCAAAGCGGATCGGCTGATTCGGCGCCACCTTAATTCGCCCAGAGGCAGAAAGGTAGCTGCTAGGGATTGGAGCTTTTTTCAGGAACGTGTCCTGCGTGGCCTTCAAGACCTGGGTCATGACAGTTTCAAGGTTCCAAAGGGCTGCTTCACGCTGACGACGGTTGGCGAGTTCAGGCGAAAGTCTACCAAGGTTGTCGCGTTCGAACTGCAACAGCAAGCTTTCGATCGCGCTTGGGTGCCCCCAGATCGAGCGCAGCTGCCGGCACCTATGCACTTGCTCGTGCTGCTCCCCCCGCTCATCGCCGCAGCCCGGGCCCAACAGAAAGGCCAGCACCGCCGCTCGCTGCGACGGCCCCAGCAGGTCCCAGCCTGCCAGGGCTTTGCGGGCCAGCTCGTCGCAGGAGAGGAGTTCCTGTGACAGCAGAGCATCCGCCTGCGCTTGGGTCGCCCGATCCCCCAGGATTACCCCGGTCCAGCCGTGCATCGTCAACCGATACCCGACTTCTGCAACCCCGGACTCGTTCAGGCGTGCCTCTTCGATCAGGGGCGTCGTTTCGCGGACCAGATCGGCGGCCTGGTTCAGCGCCCGGGTGCCACGCTCAGGTAGGGGCCCCAACGGCCTGAGCCAAAACAGCGGTGACTGCCGCCTGGTCGCTCATGTCGACTCCGGCCGCCTGAGCGATCGCCGCTACCCCGGCATGGCCGGGAAGCTCTCCGCCCTGGGACAAGACGTGCTGCTTGAGCCCGTTCTTGTAGGCCAGGGCCATGGCTGAGCCTGGCTGCTGCAGGTGGGGGGCCGAGGGCACGAAGTTGGAAGCGTTCATCAGTTCTCACCCATCAGCTGGCGGGACATCAGGGCCTGGGGTAGCGCGGCCATGTTCTGGCTGTAGAACGCAGCAGCGGCCCTGGGGTCGCTGTCCATCAAAGCGAAAACGGTCGCCAGGATGTCATTACCGTTCGCGCTGCCACCCTGCCCCGGGGGCCGCATCTCCAGTTGCGGGCGCTGATACAAGGGCTGGCCTTGGGGCTCGGGGGGCTGAGCCTGGAACTGGGGTTGACCCTGAGCCTGGAACTGGGGATAGCCCTGGGGCGTGCCCCCAACGGGGTACTGGTCGTAGCTTTCCATCAGCTCGGGGGCTCGCGCACCGCTCCTGGGGGGCAGCATGCGTCCGCTGGATTCGCCGTAGGCCACTTCGGCGGCCAGGCGGTCACGAGGACCTTCCTGGACGGGAGCTGCAGGCAGCTCACCGGGGCCACCGGGGCCGAAAAACTCAGTAGTGTACTGGGCCAGCAGGGAAGGGCTTGAGAGGATAGTGTGATAAGCCGCGTTGTCCTCGGCGGCTGCGGTGATCAAGGTGTGAGCGTTCTGCAGGTTTTGGTGAAGCTGCTGGGCCTGGGCAGTCACCTCGAGAGTCTGCTGGGCCTGACGCAACAGAGCGTCCTCAATCACGCAGGAATAATGATTGAGCAGCGCCGGGGTCTCGGGGCCAAAATGCTGCAGAACCTCAAGACTTGCGCCGCTGAGGCCGCCCAGGTACTGGTCGCCCGTTGGTGCGGCGGTAGCCAACTGCGAAGGGGTCGCCGCCCACTGCTGGAGCTGGGCCTGGGCCGGGTGCGGCTGGGAGTAAGGCGCGGGGCTGTAAACCGGTTGCTGGAACACCTGGGGCGGGGCCATCACCCCAGCCGGAGCTGGAGCCGGGGCGGGTGCTGGCTGGGTCTGCGGCCAGAACTGACCCGGGGCCTGGTAACTGGGCGTCGCGCTCAAAGAGTTGTAAAGCCCTTGAAGGGCCACGTCCCATTGGTTCACCGCCTGGGGCGCCGGTTGGGAATAGGGCACTACCAGGGCCTGTGGCGCCGGAGCCGTCTGGTACGAAGGTGGGTGGCTCGCCGCCGGTGCTTGCTGGTAGGCCTCTGGCGAGGCGGGAGCGCTGGAAGGCATCGAGCCCTGCGGGATCGCCGGAGCCTGAGGAGTCGCGGTAGGTCCCTGCATAGGTCAGCTCTCGCTTGAGGAAATCGAAGGCCCGGTAGATGTAGGGCGTCAGGTCCAGTCTAGGGTCTGCCAGGAGCGGCAGATTAGGGGCCTGAGGATGCGGCGTTTGCTGCATCTGGGACACCAGCGACAGAAAAGTCGCAATACTGGCCTGGGTCTGCTGCGCCATCCTAAACGGGAAGCCGCTCAACATTGCACTTCGTTCTTCATCTGTTTTGTCGGGGAACAGATGACGCAAGGCCTCAACCGAGGCAACTCCCAGTTCTTGCAGGTTGCGCACCACAATCGACTTCTGCAGGATGTCATCCGCCGAGTCCTCGAACACTGGTCCGCGCCAGCGCCAATCCACCTGGCGGTCCCCGTCGGGAATCAGTCCCGTTACCCCAGGCGGCATGGCCTGCTCTTGCACCGCCTTGCGAATTGCCTCTTCGAGCTTGGCGTCGTACTCGGCCATCGCCGCATCGAACGCCTCGGCCTCCTTGCGAAACTTCTTGGGATCGGTAGCCTCTTCCTGCAGGGGCGCCTCAGGGCGCTTCATTTTGATCGCCGCGGCGAACGATTCGCGAAACACCCGCTCCTCGTTGTAGATGATCAGCGCCAGCAGCTTGCACAGCCCGTAGGTGAGCAGTCCGCGGCACTTCCGCCCGGCCGTGGCGGCAGGCCGGCCAAACAGGCTCTTGATCTCGTAGGTAGTTGCCCCGCTACTTATCCCCAGCTCGTCGACGCCACCCAGGACCCCCCGCAGTTCTTCGCGGTACTGACGAGCGTAGAGATTTTGATCGCCACTGACCGCGTCTGGCGTGATATACGCCACCCGGTCAGTGGGGTCCACGTTAGAAATAATTCGAGCAATCTTGAAGCCACGCTCACGCCCGCCCCCCGAGCCCGCTGGCGGCGACATCCGCGTTGAAGGCGCCCCTTCGCCAGAGAAGCCAGCCTGAGACGCAATTGTCGGCCGCTGCGCCGGCGATCCAGTCGAAGCCTCGGTCGTGATGTCCGTCTTGGGTCTTGAAGACACCAGGGTCGGGTTGCCAAAAAACCTGATGTTTTCCCTGATGTTGCCTACCAGCTCGTCGTGGCCGGTTATCTGTGACTCCAGCCAATCGAAGTCACCGGTGGCGTCCATCCCGGTGGACCTCATTTTATTGAAAGCTTCTACCGCCGGGATGAAGCCCAGGGAATTGCGCACCGTCCTGGTTCCGCCGAACATCTCGCCTGTGAACGGCCCGGCCGCGTCAAGGTTCGGCCGCGACATCAGGATCGTTTCACGAATCGAGTCCCGGCGTACCACAAGCTTCACCCACTGCTGCATCTGGCCGTTGGGCCCGGGATTGGCCGACATCCCCGCCCCTGGCTTTACCTCGTAGCTGTAGACCAGGATCAGCTCGTCGATCTCAGCCATCGCGTCGTAATACGCCCGGTAGTCGCTCTTAGGGAACCACAGGATCCGGTAACTATCCCTGACCGGGCGGAAGAACCAGATCCCCTTGCCGTCCAGCAAGAAGTCGTCAACCACGCCCTCCAGACGCTGATCGACCTCGTTCTCGGTGATCAGATTCTGCAGAAACGTCTTGCGATGCCCGAAGGTGTCCTGCTTGGGGTAAAACTCGATACCTTGCCGCAGCATGAACAGTTGCTGCTGGACCAAGTGGCCGCCCACCACCAAAGTGTCCGATTCACCAGATGCCGTGCGGGACCTGAGAGCCTCTAGTAACTCACGAAAACGTTGGGATTTGGCTGCCGGCATTTCAGTATTCGACCTCGACCGCGGAGCGGCTCATCAGTGACTGAACCACAATGTTAAGACTGTCCGCGCAGTCGTCATTCGTGCAGTGGCCGAAATTGACGACCTCATCGATCATCACCTTGAAGTCCCGGTACCGGTTGAACCGGACCTTACCGGTCTGCAGCAGCCCCATTATTCCCCGCAGGCGCGCCATTTTGTCCCCCCTCAGCCCCTTGATCGGGCTGGGCCGCAGGTTGAACAGCTGCCGCTCCTCGTGGCAGATTCGCTGGAAATCCCCGCTGAACGACTTCTGGTAAGCCACTGCTTCCGGCCAGATCGTCACCTCGCTGGACGTCGCAAAGAACTGAGGCTTCCCGTCGCTCAGCGGCTCCCCCTCCCGCAGCAGGTTCCACTCGACCAGCAGCTCGCAGAGCGCATCGATCTTCTCGAGGTTGCCGATCGTGCGCAGCCGCCGGTAGTCGATTATGTAACAGGCATCCCCCAGGCGGCCGGCCAGCGTGAACACGGTCCAGTCGTGCCGTTCGGTAAGCCCGGCCGACAGGTCGATCCCGACTCCGATCTCGTCGTAGACCTCGGGGAGCTCGACCATGCGGAACAGGCTCGGGTTGATCCCCAACTCGGTGGTTGACACCGGTTGGTTGAGGTACTGATACGCGAAGGCGACGTGGTCCTTGGTCTGCTTGCCCAGCAGATACTTGAGACTCCACATCCCCGGCCAGTAGCTGCGTGGCGCGCCGTCGTCGCTGTATTCGATCGCCGCCTGCCTGATCACCTTCCAGCCGTTCTTGGGTACGAAGGCGGTCGCGAACATGTCGTCAAAGTGGAACCGGGTACCCAGTACCAGCGAGCGGCCGCCCTCGAACCGGGTGGGCTCAATCACCGCGCTCCAGTTGTGCTCCATCTCCCGGCGCACGTCCGGATTCGCGATGTCCGACTGGCTCTTGATCAGATCGTCCACCACGATTAGGCTGGCCCGCTTCGAGGTGATTGCGCCTCGCAGGCCGGCGCAAGCCAGGGTGAAGGCGTCCTCCCCTCGCACGTCGATCCCCGCGAAAGTGAAGTCGATCTCCCATAGCTCATCCCCCTTCTTCTGCCGGCTGAGGCGCACATTCGGAAAGATCAGCCGGTAGTCGTCCGAATTGATGATCGACTTGACCGCCGCGCTCTTGGCCTTTGCCACCTTCACGTTGTAGGACACGTAGAGAACGCGCAGCAGCTTGTGCTCCAGGGCGTGCTTGCCGATCAGCCAGGCCAGCAGCATCGCCACGAAGGTGGACTTGGCGCTTCCCCTGGGGCTCAGCAGCGCCGTATCGGGCCCAGCGATATGGCTCAGGTGCTCGTTGCTCTGGCCTGTGAGAAAGACCTCGTACCACTCGCGCATGTGCCGCGGCGGCGGCTTGCCCATGCGGGTGCAGAATGCCTCGAAGCTCTCGCGGGCTGTCAGGATCTCCGCTGGCGTCTCGTCGGCAACCTCCTTTACCTCGGGCGCGCCCTGAGCGAAGGGCACGACAGGGTTGGCCGCCGCGGCAGAAGCCATGGCCGACACCGCAGCTTCACGGGCAGCCCGGCGGTAAGCGAGAACGCGAGACGTGGCCGGCATCCTGCCAGGCTAAAGCAAGACGCATGAGACGCAAATTGAGACAGCTTGGCCGGCCTAGCGCTCGTCTATCAGGACTGCCCACACTGCCTTGAACGCTTGAGCCAACGCTGACTCCATGTCGACGCTTCCCGCAAAGATTGTCCGCAGCTCTCGCATCACCCGATCTGCCCCGGCCATCATCAAGCCCCGCCTATCGAGGGTTCGCGCCATCTTGTCCGCTTCGGTGAGATGCCCCCGTAGCTCCCGCGAGAGGAACGCAATCCGCGAGTACCCCTCCTTGGCGTCCAGGGCCTCGCTGGCTATCAGGGCTCGGGCGTTCGCAATGTCGGTCTTCAGCTTGTCCGCTTCTGCCAGCAACACCTTGCGCCGGTCTGTCCGTGGATACAGCTCATTGGCCCAGGCGATTAGGTCGCCCATTGAGCCGGTGTACCCCAGCACTGTCGCCAGAGTCCAAATCTCGATCGGCGAAGTGGCGGTCTCCACCGTGTCAATGAACAGCTCTCGATCGGTGTCAGCCAGCATGCGCAGAAATTGCGCCACCTGGCTGACCGCCTGCGCGGGCATCATCCGTAGTACCTCTGGCCTTGCTGACGGACCCGGTCCCTGTCACTATCCCGCAGCCGGTTCGTGTTGTCCGTCGCGTTGTTCTGCGACAGCCGGCTCTCCTCGCCCTGCACCCGGTAGCCCAGCCGGTCCTGCTCGCCTCGGGCAGCCACCCCAAGCCGGTCCTGCTCGCCACCGGTGACAAGGCCTCGCCGCTGCTGGTCCCCTTGGGTCATGATCTGGTCCTTGGTCAGTTCGCCTTCAACGCTCATCAATTCTTTTTTCGAGCCGGTCTCGGCCGCCAGGAGTTCGAGGGTATTCCCCTTGCGCAGGTTTTCAACACTCTGCTGGTACCGCGTCAGCGACCCCAAGAAGGCGTTATCGTACTCGATCTGCGCCGCTGTGTTGAGGCCCGTCCCATAGCTATCTGCAAGCTTCCCAACCGCGACCCCCGAGAGTGCTTCATTGCCGGCATACTTGTTCGCCAGATTCACCAGTCCCGACTGAGACCTGTCATAGATCGATGCCGCGACGCTCCCCCCGTAGGGTTGCACGCCAGAGCCAGTACCCGATGCAAGAGATGCCATGGCTCAGACGAAAAGAGAAACAATCGGTGCAATGGCACCAGTCAGCTCGAAGAGGGTCTCGGTGAAACCCTTGGGCTTCATCAGTACGTCCCGCATCAGCTGCAGCCGGGCGGCATCATTGGTCTGCTCGCCAGTGACGGCCGTGGACACCCTGTCGCTGGTGTCTTTGCCCAAGCCAACATAGCGGTCGGCGACCGTTAATCCCTGATTGAAGGTCTGACCTCCCAGCCTGAGCTGATTGTCGGTGTAGTTATCTCTTATCGCCTTGTTCTCGTCCACCCGGATCTGGCTGCCAGTCCTGGCTTCCTCTCGCAGCAGGGGCGCCATGCGCATTCTGCCGTAGACGCCGTTATCAATCCCTCGCCTCTGCGACCAATCGGTTCGGTAGGCGTCCTGCCACGCCTGTTCCCTCAGGCCCTCCCCCATCTGCGTTGGCGACGACAATCCCGGCGCGACCACAGCCTCTTGCGGCTTGCTGGCAGGCACCTTCGGCACTTCCGGCGACTTGTAGGTGTAGGGGTTCGGTTTGAACAGATCGAGTGGATTCATGGCTCAATTCCTCATGGTTGGTGCGGGGAGGCTCGATCGGGCTCTATCAGCGTTCGTTGCTGCGCCAAGGTAAGTCTGCAGCAGCGGCGCGTTCCCGGCCTGCGCCCCCTCAAAGGTGGCCAGCCCTGTCCCGTAGCGGTTGCCCGCCCGGGTGAGTCCATCACCTTGGGGGGCAAACAACTGCCCCATCGCCCATTCCTTCGCCCCCGAGCCCCGCAGGCCAGAGGCGGACTGCAGAAGCCGATCCGCCAGCGTCGCCTTGCGGGTTTGCTTGCGCTGCTTCTCCAGCGCCGCAATCTCGGTCTTCTGCTCCAGGGTCCGCTGGCGATTGACCAGGGTCGTGTTGGCCAGTTGCGCCTGGTTGTTGAGCCCAGTCTGGGCCAGTGGCGCTATCAAGGCAGCCGTCTGCATCGGCATCTGCCCAAGCAGCATGTCCGAGCCGTTATCGAACACCGTCCCTTGGAGCGGGGCGACCGGGCGAAACGTCTGAGTGTAGGCACCAGCAAGAGCGCTCATAGCCGATCAGTACGGATTGGGCATTGAAAGAATCTGCTGAGCCGCCCCTGACATCGCTCCCAGGGCCTGGTTGGACCCGCCCTGGGCCATCGCCAGTACCGCCTGGGCGTAGGCGGCCTGCTGGCGCGCCTCGAGGTCTGCCTTCATGCGCAAGATGTCGTTCTGCCGGGCCAGCGCCATCTCCTGCTCAGCGATCGGCAGGTTCGCCTGCCGGCGGCGAGAATCCATCGTGATCCCAGCCTCGTTGGCGTTGAGGGCGTTTTGAATGGCCTTCTGCTCGGGAGTGTCAGATCGAGTCAGCCCCACCAGGTCCGTCGCTCCCCGCAGCCCCGCCTTGCCCACCTGACTGCCTGCCAACCCCAGCCCGGCAGCCGCGAGCCATCCCATGGGACCGCTCATTCCGAACGCCAGTGGCGCCAACGCGGCCAAGCTACCCACGCCCGCACCGGTGGCGTCCACCAGGTTCTGCTGAGGGGTTTCACTCTTGTCCCCCATCTCGCCGGCAGCGGCCAGCAACCCGCCGATACCAGCCCCGCCAGCGATCAGCCGTTTGCGGCCCATGCCGCCGGCAAGGCTGCTCAGCGAAGACATCAGGTCGCCGGCCCAGCGAGGACCGCCCGAAATACCGCCACCGGCGCCGCCGGAAGACGGAGGCCTCGCAACCTCGGCATCAATCGCCTCAGGAGTAACCCTCGCGTAGCGCGGTCTGACCGCCAGCGGACCGCCTGGGACGTACGGTGGCATCTCCGAGACGGCGACGAAACTCCCCAGATTCTAAGCGCTCTGAGGCCCTAGCCGAACAGTCCGCCCAGAGCCTTGCCGGCCGCCCCGCCGATCGCTCCTCCAGCGGGTCCACCAAAGACTGATCCGACCACCGATCCGATCGCTCCAAGGAGGCCGCCGCCGGTGCTCTTCCTCTTTGCCGCTTTCTGCTGCGCGCTGTAGTCCTTCATCGCCTGCTGCTGCTGTTCTTCCCACAGCCTGGCATCTGCAAGCCCCTGGCTTCTCTGCATCAGTGCTTGCCCTGCGCCATCCAGCGCCATAGCAGCCGCGCTCCCCTGCGCCTGGGACAGCGCTTCGCTCCCGCTCGCAAAGGCACGGCCGGCATCGCTGCTCGCCCTGAATCCCTCCTGATTTGGCCTCACCGGATCACTCTCTGCAGCTGCTCGCACGCTGTCCATGCCCCGCCCCGGGCCCGAGGCCGCCGACTGTCCTGCTGTCGCCAGCGGCAGTGCCTGCACAGGCCCTGGCGCACTACTTGCCAGCGAGCCGCCTTGGCCATCGCCCCAGTCCCTCTTCGCGAACTGCACAGCGCCCGGCGGCGCGTAGGCCTGCTCGGGCGTGTAACTGCCTGAAAATTCGTAGTCGCGTCTCATCGCCTGCCGCCGGAAACAATCCGGCCAAGGACACCACCGATCGCCTCGAGCACCTGCGAATTATCCCTGCCCGTACCCTGCGACTGCGCGGAGCCCATGGAGCCCGCCGGGTAGCCCTTCGGCTTTCGCCTGTTGACGCTGCGGAAGGCTCTCATCTGCTCGTCATTGACCTGTTTCTGTGCGATCGTACTGGCCTGATTGCTCAACCCTCGCCCGATCATCTCCCCCATCCCCCGGACGCCCGCCGTCCTGGCCGAAGCAAAGGCGTCCACGGCACTGCCCCCTTCGCCGCCACCAGCGAAACTGCTCCCGCCCATCACGTTCGGTCTCATCGCCGTCCTCCAGTTACCCCATTCTGGCCCACCCGGGGAGACGCGGGCAACTCAGCCGGCGCGGTCCCAGGCTCTTCTTCTTCCTCGACCGGCGCCTTGCCCTTCAGCCCCCTCCGAACGCCTTCCAGGGTCGAGCCGATCAGGGCCGCCGTCGTCAGTGACCCGCCTCCGTGGATCAGCACGTCCTTGAGCACCTCGTTCTCCACGGCTCGGTTGTAGGCCCGCTCATTGCTCACGGCCTCCTGCAGATACTCGTCCCCTCCTTCGCCGTCCCCATCGTCCTCCCACATCTTCCGCTTCACCTCCGCCACGTTCGCCTTCGCTTTTTCCCGCCGTTGCAGCAGGTTGACACCGATCTCCCCGCTCACCGGATCCACGCCGCTCTCCTTCAGTCGCAGTGCCGCACGCCTTGCCCCCGCCCGACCCCCCAGCGCCATCGCCACAGCCGGGATGATCGCCGTCGCCACCGGCAGCGACTTACCCAGGAAGTTCACCTCCGCCCCATGAATCCCGTCAGGGGTGAACTTGATCGGGAGCTTGTTGCCGTGCAGAAACGCCTTGTACTGCTCGTACTCCCCTTTGCTCACGTCGGGCCGCTCCCGCACGAACTCCCGGTACGGCAACAGCTCCCCGCTCCGGCCCAGCACCATCTCGCTCAAAAACTCCGCCACCGGGCTACTCGACTCCCGCCGGTCACCTTCTCCTGGCGAGGCAGCCCCGTAGCCATCCAGTCGCCCAAGGCTGCCATTGGCGAACTTCATCGCAATCCACGCCGGTGCCGTGGCCGCCATCCGCATCGACCGGCTCTGCAGCAAAGGCGCCCGCACGTCCGAGATCCCCGCCTGCGCGTTGTGGAGTCCCTGCAGCGTGGCCACGCTCGTCACCGCCTCGCCCGCGTTCATCAGCCACCACAGGTTCATCAGCCCCTGCACTCCAACCGTGTCGGCCATCGTCACCCCGAACGCCTGCGCGGCCTTTCGCCGTCCGCTGTCACCGATCGGTACGTCCACTGTCGGTGATTCAAATTCCGGCGTCACATCCCGCTGCACTGTCGTCGCCCGCATCTCCGGGTTCGATCCCCGCGAACGCGCAAACGACTCCATCCGCTCCTTGCTATACCCACCCAGCGGGATCCTCTGCACCCATTCCGGCGTGTTCCACGGCAACGACTGCCCCGCCCTGGTGTCCCCGAGCCGCCCCGGCAGGTGCTGCCGCACATAATCCACCAAGGGCGAGTTGGCTGTCACGTCCTCGAACAGCGACGCCTCGTAGCCACTCCCCACCGCCGCGGTCTGCGCATCCTGGAACGCCCGCGGATTCGAGCGGAACGCCTGCGCAGCAATCCACTTCAGCTCATCCCAATCGAAGGGAAGATTCGCGTTTTGGATCACCTGCGAGCCGTTCGCCATTGCTCAGTTCCCCATCGACTGCAGGACAAGGTCCTGTACTTCCTTTGGCTGCTGCGCCAGAAACCGAGCGAACATTGCGTCGCTGCTGTCGCCCGTCGCCAGGCCGGGGCTGGCTGCTCCGTAATTCGACGGCAGCTCCAGTGGCGATGGCCCGAACTGCTGCCGCACGAAGCCGCCTTGCGCTGGTGCCGGCGGTGGCGCCGCAGCTGCGGGCGCTTGCTTGGCGTCTGCCCGCTGTTGCTGCTTCTGCAAGACCCCCTCCATCAGCGGCCGCGGCGACCCGAAGCCAACCCCCATTTCGGTCACCATCGAGCCGCCCAGCCTGGCCATGTCCAGCGCCTGCGGACTCTGCAGCTTCAGCAGCCTGCCCACTCGGTCGCCAGCCACTCGGCCGCCCAAGGATCCAAGCAACCCAATCCCCAGATCTTCGGCCCCGATCGCCAGCGAATCCCCAGCATTGCCGCCCCCGAACGCCGCCCCGGAAAACAGCGCCGCTAGACCGTTGCCCCCGTACTCCAGCCCCATCTGCAGCTTGTCGATCTCGCCCGCCTCGTTGCGAGGTACCAGCACCCGCTTCAGGTAGTCCAGCGCCCGTCCGCCCAGCCCCGCGAATCTCATGCTCATGCGATCCCTCCGGGCCCGCCCCGTGGCCTGCTCGCCGATCCAGGCGAAGGCTGCACCGGCGCCATTGCCGGTGGCAGCGCAAACGGTGATCCGGGGGACTGCATCGCATCCATGAATCCCTTCAGCGCCGGCCCGGCCGCCGCCACCAGGTCCGCCCGCTGGAACGCCTCAGCGATCTCATCGCCCGCGAACCGCGTCGTCCCAGCCGGAGACGGCGTCCCTCGCACCGACACCCCCGCACGGGTTGGGCTAGACGCCGGAGACTCCTTCAGGCTGTTCGCATTCACAACCGCAGCGCTAAGCGCGCGCCGCACCGAATCAGGCGGGCCTGTCAACGGAGAGAGGGAAAGGCCGCCAGCCATAGGTCTCAACCTGAGACGCCCATCCTAGGCGGCTTCGCTCACATCCTTCGCGCTCGTGCCAGGGCCTGCTCAGCCAGCAGCTTCGCCGCCACTCGCGCCTCGTAGTCCACCACCGGTAGCCCGTCGGGCTCCGTCTGCCGGCGCGCCCCCTGGACCTGCGCCTGCTGCACCAGCGCCCCGTAGTTGGGCACAATCGCAGGCCGCGCCTCGTCCCCGTACCGCCCGGGGCCCGTCACCGCGTTCAGCCCTAGTTCTGCGCCCACGTCGATCGGCCGCGCCGCGGGCGCCGAGTAGTCCGGCCCAGGGGCCAGAAGCGCCAACTCCTCCTGCGTCAGCCGCGTCGGCGACATGACGTTCTCCCCCAGCCAGCCCTCTATCGCTGCCACCGTCTGCCGATCGAACCGGCTTGGGGTCCGCATCACTTCCGCCGCCTGCCGTGGCGCCAGCCCGCCAGGCGGCGCCGCGCCCTGGTTCAGTGCATATCCGCCCATCACGCTTTCAGCCGTTGGCACTGGCACTGGCGGCGGCACTGGCACCCCCGGATAGACCTCGCCACCCTTGAAGTCGTCGAACTGCCACGTCCCCGGCGCTGCGTCCAGCCGCCTGCCCTGCACGTCTCGCGCATGTTCCAGCAGCGGTTTCACCACTCCGTGCCACGTCTCGCCATACGCCTGGCTCGCAGGTGTCGGCCCAATCGCCGGCGCGCGCACCGGGGCGTCCTCCGCTGGGCGGCCGCCCAGTCTCGAGAGCGTATCCAGCACCGTGAATAGTGGGTTGTCGTACACCGTCCCCCTCTCCGCTCGTCCCACCCGCTCCACCCAGTCAGGGAACTCCCCGCGCACCGCCGCACTCCGGCTCGACACCGCGTCAGCCCCCAGCGTCCGCTGCAACGCCGTGTTCTGCACCGCGTTGATCATCGGATCCGTCAGCCCGGTGTCCCCCACCAGTCGCCAACCCCCCGGGACCCCCGCATACTCCGCCAGCGCCTGCACCAGTGACCGCGCTCCCTCCAGCTTCTCCTGCCGCCACTTCGCGTTCTCCCCCACCCGATACCGCCTGGTGAACACCTCATCGCCCTCGCCCTGCTCCGGCACCCACTGATCCACGGCAAACACCTCCGGGCCCGGCACCGGCCGTCCGTCCTGCTCTTGCACAATCGCCAGCCGCCCGTCGCCCAGGTCAGCCACCATCGGCTTCACGTCGGCCTCGTTCCAATATCGCTGCACTGCCCCGAAGTCCGGCTCCACCGGCCGCCGCCCCATCACCAGCGTCCGCACTGGTGTTTCGGCCTCCTCCAGCGCTCGCTGGAAGGCCTGTCCCACCGTTGGCCATGTCGCCACCCTCGGCACCCCAGGGTCGTTCGGTCGGCTGAATCCGTGCGTCCGACCAAGTTCGTCGACGTTCCACTCTTCCGGATTCGGCGCTCCTACCGCCTCGTAGGACCCCATCTCGAATTTCCCCGTCGCAGGCTCGGACCGCGAATACCGCTTAGCCAGCTCAACCAGCGGGTGGTCGTCCGTCAGCCCCAGATCCATCGGATCCAGCACCACACTCGGATCCACCAGCAGCTGCCGCACGCCCCGCGGGTCCACCGCCAGCACCCGCCGCGCTTTCCCTTTCTCGTTCAGCTCGTAGGCGCTTTGGTCAGCAATCGCTTCCAGCTGCTTCAGCATTTGCCCCGCACGCGCCCGCTCCGCCGGGCTGGCGCCGTAGGCCGCGGTCCGCTGCGCCTGCTCTCGCGCCTGCTGCACCCACTTCTGCTCCCGTGGCTGCTGCACCGTCGGCACCTCTGTCACCGTGCTCCCGTCCCACCGCTTCTGCTCCGATCGGCGCGCCATCAGCAACGGCACATCGCCGCCAACCGCCCGCTCACCGAACGACTCCTTGGCCAGCGCATTCCGGCGTCCGCTCGTCCCCACCTTCTTCCCGTGCCCAAACGTCTGCCGTAGCAGCCGCTGCTCGTCCTGGTCCAGCTGCCGCACCTTGCTCCGCAGCGCCTGGACCGCCGGCTCGTCGGGCCCGTACTCCACCCCCTCGACCCGCAGTCCCTCTCCTACCGCCGTCCCCGCCGGCACCAGATCCCCCGCACGCTCCAGGGCCCTCCCCAGCCCCAGCTCATAAAACGCCCGGCGCACTTCCCCCTGGTCATCACGCCCCCGCCGCCGGAACTCGCTCCTGTTCTCCCTCGGCATTGACAACTGCTCACCAACAGCGATCGCTACGGCCTCCCGCGCCCCCAAATTCGGACCCCCAGGCCCCGAATCCATGAATTGCGCCGCCCGCAGCGCTATATCCGCGTCCAAGCTCCCCGCCGGCACCCCCGCCATCCCCTCCAAGTCCTGCACAAAACTCCACGTCCCCGGTTCCGGCTCCATTCCGGGCTCCAATTGGCTCAACAGCGTTGATGCCAGCCCCATTCGCGCATCTTCCCCCCGGAATCCGCCCCGATCTCGCCCTCCCTCCCTCTCGCCTCCCTCCCGCAGTCGCCTGATCATCGCCTGCCCCCCGTCGTACCCCCTCAACCCCTGCTCCTCGGCAAATCGCCGCGTTTCCGCAGGCTGAAAACCACCGTTTCGGCGGCTGCCGGGGCGAATTACACGCTCTCCTTGCCCGCCACTCATCGTCATCGCCCTGCTGCCCCGCTGAGTCTGGTGAGTCCGAGTCTAAGACCGCAGTTTCGGGTGGGACGCGCCGCCCAAAACGCATTCCTTGACCCACCCCGACCACCCCTGACCCCTCTTGACACACTTCAGCTTTCCCGATGGCTCCTCTTAAACACGCATCCACCACCCACCCATTAGCATCAGATACTCTTTACTATTTTTTTTTCAAATTAACGTCTAAAGCACCCCATAGGGGTGCGATACCCCCACGAAAAAAAACAACTGCTTGCACATGTACCGCATGTGCCGGCCTTGTCGCCGCAGTAGAGGTACCCGCAGTATGCGTTGACCAGCCACAGCCAACTTTAGCTGGATTTGCCAGCTATTGTAAGCCTTTGTCAGCCCTTGATTCCTTTAGCTTTGGGCTTTATATCTCTTCATTTGTTGCTTTTCAGGTGTTTCACCGTTGCTTACGGCCGTGCGCTTGAGCAGGGCGTAAGTTTCGCTGTAGTTGGCAAGTGTTACTGCGTGTGTCCACTTTCGCCAGCTACCGCCAGCCATACTCTGATTAACCATTGTTTGCTATACCTCCCCTGCCACCCCCCGGCAGCGGTTTAGCACTTCGATTGGAGGGTATCAGCGGTGCCCAGTGAGTGTATGAGTTATCTACACGCGATGGCAGGTTATTTGTCCACGTTTACACCGCTGTCGTGCTTGTCCAGTGAGTATGAGCGCCTACCCGGCCTGCCATCAACGGATGGTCGCCGCGCTCCCTTGTGTTTGGTTGCGGCTGCGCCGTGTTGATTAAGTTGGCTGTGGCTGACAGGTGTGAGCTTGTGATTGCTGCTGCGGAGATGGAGGGGTGATGGTGCGAACTCTATTCCCCGTGCATTTTCGGGGTTACTGACTATGGCTATCACGATTGGGCAGGAGCAGGTTTCCCTGGTTTCCCCTTGCCGCAATGGCCGAGTGGAGTGGCACTGGCCAGCCGGCGCCGAAGTGGTGACCGTCACCAGTGACACCAGGACCGAGGTTTTTCCATCGAGGAGGCTCACGAGCTCTTCGACACCTTTCTCAGCGCCGGCTGGCGGTGACCCACTCCCCCTCCTGGCATTGCTGGGAGGGGGTTTCTTCGTGTCCTCTATTCCCCGTGCATCTCACGGGTTATCGGCATGGCCAAGCATCCCTACATCTGCCAGCGCATGGAAGACGACCCCCACAATCCGGGGTGGTGGCGTTTCAGCCGCCCAGTCCTGCAGTGGCTGCGTCCGGAGGAGATCCCGTTCACCTCCGAGCGACGCTTCATATTCGCCGGGCCCTGCCCCCATGCCTATCTCCGCCAGGAGGTGCGCAACTGGGGGCAGGCGCATCCTGCTGGCTGACCCACTCCCCCTCTGGCCACCGGTTGGAGGGGGCTTTTTCGTGTCCTCCACTCCCCGTGCATTTTCGGGGTCACCGACATGCCTGAGAGCGCCCTTTATTTATTGTCCCAGCGCCTGCGGCTGCTGGCTCGCCGTGACGTCCTGGTCTCCCCCGCCGGGGACCATGTTGCCGGCGCAATCCGGCAGCACTTCGAGCGCGCCTTCCAGCAGACGTCCGCGTTGCTCGACCTGGTGGTCGACGGCGACCAGCTGCAGGATTCAGACCTGCGCTGGCTGAGACGGGCGCAAGCCCGAGTCGAGCGCTTGCGACCGCATGTGCGGGAGCTGGAGCACCAATCGGTTTAAGTCTTTCCCCTGTCTGGCGCTGCCGGGCAGGGGTTTTCTCGTGTTCTCTTTGCCCCGTGCATTTTCACGGGTTACCGACGTGACCATCACAGTTGTCAACCGGCGCAAGCCGGACAGTCTCGGACCCCGCGTTTACGTCGGCCGAGGCAGCCCACTGGGCAACCCGTTCGAGATGCAAGACCGCAGTGACGCTGAGCGTAACCGCGTCTGCGACGAGTACGAGCCGTGGCTGCGCAAGCAGTACCGCCTGCAGGGCTCCCCGCAGCGGACCGGGCTTGATCGGCTGGTGGCACGCCACCGCGCTGGCGAGGATCTGCGGCTGGAGTGCTTTTGTGCTCCGAAGCGGTGCCACGCGGATTTCGTGAAGCACGCGATCGAGCGGCTGAGCGATCTCTTTTGAGCCGCCCGGCTCGCCCGCCCCCTCCGGCTGCTTGCTGGAGGGGGACTTCTCGTGCACTCTTTGCCCCGTGCATTTTCACGGGCTGCCGCGATGGATCATCCGATCGCTACTTTCGAAGAAGGACTGGCCTTGGCCCGCCGCCAAGCGCGGGTGTTCAAGGCTATGGGCTTCGACGGCCTGATCTGCCCCAAGCGGAGCCAGCGCCGCATCGAGCTTTTAGCCGCGAAGTCAAATTCGCGCACAACAGTTCACCTCACGTTTACCCCACCGGAGTGGAGGTGGAAACCCTGCCAACCGGCAGCCTGGCCAAGGCGCGAGTGTTGGCGGAAGCCTAGGCCTGCGGCCTGTGGCATGATTCTCCCGTCCTGCAGCCTGCGGGGCGGGGTTTTTCACTGTCCTCTGCATCAACTTCTTGTGGCACGCTCTATTGGCGGTCTCTTGCTAATTGCCGTGGCTTTCGGCTACATCGCTGTGCTCGTGCATATCGGTCTGGGGGCTATCCCCGCTGCCGAGCGGCTCCAGGACGCGGCCGCTTGCCGCGCACAGGAAGGCTTGCCCACCGTGGGGCACGAGCGCCAGCTTCACTGCCGGGGGCTGCGATGAGCGAACTCCTGATCGACGGGCCCGAGTTCAACCACTACACCTTTCAGCTCGTCCACGCCAGCTCACCCCTGCCCCTTCGTACGAAGGCGATCCGCACCCGCAAGGGGTGGATCAGGCACGCGGTGAGCTGCCGGCTGTCACGGCTGAATACCGGTGGGAGCTGGCGGCGGTGTCGGGTCCCACCGCTCGCTTTTTCGACTGACCCCTCTTTCTCTCCCCGTCATGATCTCCATGTCCAACGGCGGCATGGCCGGCCGCATCGGCAACTTTGTCTGGTGCTGCGGGTCGGACATGCTCGCCGATCGCTACGACTGGTAACCCTTTTTTCGGAACCCCAGCCCGCCGGGGCTTCCCGGCAACTCATCACACCCATCCCCCCTCTACTATGGCCAACGTCAAGGGCAACGAATTCTTGAAACTTACCGACTACAAGACACAGGAACCGATTTTCCTGGACTCATCGGAAATCGTACTTATACAGCAGCTTGACGCTTGCGACGGGACGCCAAGGAGAACGCGCATTGAATTAGTCTCAAGCTCCCAAGTGTTTTTTGTTTCAGAAGACGCGATTCAAGTTACGCTGGTAAGTGGCCGCGGGTTTTTCGGACCTAGCGATGCTACCCCATCTGTGCAGTTTTCAGCCCGCCAGGCGCCGTGAACCTGGCCCCACACCCCTCCCCCTCTGGCCACTGGCTGGAGGGGGTTTTCTATTGCGCAGCTGCGGCTGTGCATCTTTTTCGTCCCTGTGGAAGCAGGGCTCACGTTTCCCATGACCAGTCCAACTTCAACTACAACCAAGGTTGCTCTTTCTAACGAGCTGGAAATCTTCCAGGCCCGTGTGGCCTCACTGGAGGACCAGATCAGCACCATGGAGCAGTGCGAGGTCCGCACCACCGTGTGGATCAACGACCGCATCACGACCGACACCACCCGCTCTGGCAAGAACCTGGTCAAATTCTCCGGACAGAAGTCCGCCAAGAACCAGGACGGCACCCGCGTGTACGGCGCCTACTGGAACTTCGTCGCCTATGGCGACATGGCCGATCGCTTCGCCGAGCTGGCCGCCGACAACCAGAAGCTGGTGACCATCACCGCCTTCGAGAGCCCCTGGACGAACGGGGCGCGCAAGAGCGACTTCGTCGTCTTGAGCATCACCCCCTTCGCCCGTCCCGAAGCCGCCCCGGCCAGCGAGCCTGGCCCCGCCGAGGACTACGGAGACGCCCACGGCGACGACATTCCGTTCTGATTTCCCCGCCCCACAGGGCATGCTCCGGGGCCCTGGCATTGCCGGGGCCCCTTTCTTCGTGCGACAGTGCGCATTGTTGACCGCTGTTGCACGCCCTTTACCTACCGAGACACAAGTGGCCTTCCTTCTTGCTATGCCCAAACTCAAACTGCCCGCCGGCCAGCGCCTGGCTCAGGTCCTGGCCGGCGTCATCGCTGTCGCTTTTTGGGTCTACGCCGCCGGGCGCTTCGCCCGCATCGGCTACGAATGGGCCCGCCCCCGCGTCGCCAAGGCGCTGCATGCGTTGGCGCTATCCCTGGACGGGGGGCTGGCATATCCGGACCAGCCGGAGCCGGATTCCGAAGCTGATCTCCTTTGTGACCTTGGAACGCCGATGTGCCGCAACGGCGTATCGGCAAGCTACGACCCCCCTGCCGCTGGCACCTTCCACCCCATGGCCACTGGGGAGCTGATCGCTTCTTCTCGCCCCCGCGCCCGCCAACGCAGGTCCCGGGCCGCTGCGGAGGCGACATGACCAGAGCCTCGCGCAGTCTCCGTTTTACGGACGACCTCGCTAAGAACCCGGTCACTTGGCCGGGGCTCTACCCCCGGTACGGGGTGACCAGCGACGGGCAGGCGCTCTGCCCCGACTGCTGCCGGGCGGAGCGCTCGTTGATCGGCACCGCCACCGGCTCTGACGGCTGGTGCATCCTCGACACTTCCGCCGCCTGGGGCGACTGCGACATCAGCTGCAGCAACTGCAGCGCAGCGATTTTCGAGGCCGCCGCCGACGCCATCGCTGGACATCTTGCTCCGCAACTCAGCTTATGAAAACACTCTTAATCGTCGACGTCGAGAGCACCGGCCTTGACCCCAGAAAGGACGCCCTGATCGAGGTCGGGGCCGTCCTGTTTGACGTCAGGCACCGGGCCGTCACGCACCAATTCTCGGCCCTGCTGCCGAGCGTGGCGCCCAACGGCGCCGAAGCAGTCAACGGGATCTCCGATGCCCTGCTGGAATCGAGCGCCGTCCATCGGCTGGACGGATGGGCGACCTACTGCCTGCAGAGCTTTTACGACAAGGCCGATGCAGTGCTTGCGCATAAAGTCTCTTTCGACCGTCCGTGGCTGGAGCCGCTGCTCCAGACCGACGAGGAAGGACAGCCCCGTAACTGGCCCTTCAAGCCCTGGATCTGCACCATGCAGGACGTCCGGTGGGCGCGCCCCGGACTCAAGGCCAACCCATCGCTGACCCGCCTGGCCCTGGCCCACGGCGTGCCGGTGTGGGCCGCCCACCGGGCCCTCACCGACTGCACTTACCTGGCCCAGGTGCTCGCCACCCGGGAAGACTTGCCCGGGCTGCTGCTGGATGCCCAGGCGCCCAAGGCCTTGTACTCAGCCGCAGTTCCCTACGAGCAGCGGCAGCTGGCCAAGGATGCCGGCTTCCTGTGGGAAGGCCATGACGTTCCAAAGGCCTGGACACGATGGCTGCGCGAGGACGAGATCTTCGGCCTGCCTTTCAAGGTGGCTCGTGTCGTCAGATGAAGCAAGTCTCCTATAACGAGCTTGAGTCCTACCTTTACCCCCAAATTCGCCAACAGTTTCGGGAGCGTTCGGAGCCCCCGAATGCGACGCACATTGTTGTGTTCCAAGGGGGCGGCCCGGTCCCCGACACCACCAGCACTGCGCTCATAGCCGTTGGCCCAGGCCTCAGGTTCCCGTCCCTCGAGGCCGCCTGCTCCAGCAGCTACAGCGACTACACGGCTCACCCGCTGCACCCTGTCGCCTACTGCAAGATCCCCGCGAAGTGTCGTCCAGTTCCCTGGGCCAACTGGTTCGACGGCCGCATGGCTATTCGGAGCCTGCCACCCGAGTGCGTCGCCGAGTGCTCGGCACCGGAGGCCGATGCCAGCGAGGCCGTCGACCACTGGGTCAGGAAGCTCCGCTTCAAGGCCCCGCCCTGGCTGGTGCGCGAGTACCTGCGCGGGGGCGGGGGCTATGAGCCCTCGCAGCTGGTTGACCACCAGGCGAACCTGCGTCGCCTGCTTTGGTCCTGGGCATGCGACTGCCGCGAAAGCGGGGTCAGCGTGTCTCTTTATCTTTCGCGCTGACCAATTCACCCGATGCCACTCCCCTTCCTCAAATGAATCAAATCTCCTACGCCGAGCTGGAAGCCCACTTCGATCCCGAACTACGCGATCGCCTCAGGTTCCTTGTCGACATCCCCGGCGCCACCGCGCTGGTGCTGTTCCGAAACCAGATGCTCGATTCGAGCGGCGCCGGCACCTGCACCGCAAGGCTCGTTGGCCCCGAGTGCAGCTGCGCGTCCCTTGAGCAGGCATACGCCAGCCACCTTGGCGACCTACCGTCTCAGCGACAGCAGGCTATTGCTCACTGCTTGCTGCCTGTCGTGGCTGCTCCCTCCGACGAGCAAGCCCGGGCGGCGGCGAGTTGAGCTGATCTCCATGACCACCCCCGTCCGCCTTGACCGCTCCTCCCAGCACTGGCACCGCTACTACCATGTGCCGCCGCAAGAGAAGACCCTGGAGGCTTGCCGAAGCCATGGCGCAGACCACCGCGCCTACGGCTGGTGCCCTCAATATGACCCCCGGTGGTCTCCTGAACAACAGGAGGCCTACTGGGACGGCTACGAGCCTGCCCCTTCGGAATTGACACCATGACCGCCTCCGATTCCCGCTACCCACCAGCTACCGACGCAGCCCAAGAGTGCGCCAGCTATCTCCTGGACGGACCCAGCGAACGCGACGACTTACTTGACCGCTTGCGTGAGAATTACGAATGCGCCGACTCCGAGGCTTGGTCCGCGGTCGTCCGCACCTGGTTCCAGGGCACTTCTCACATTTACTGCGCGGCATTCATTGCCAGAGCTGAGACCGAAGCCGAGATTGACGCCGAAATCGAAGCCATCGCTCGAGAGCTGGCTTCGTGACCATCAGTGCCCGAGCCGCCGGGCACCCTGCCATTCGCATGATCAACCCATGAACACTCTCCCCTACCCGCCCCAGCCCCCATTCCCTGAGCCAACGATCACTCGGATGATCGCTGATCGCGCGGATCTTCACGTCAAGATCGACGCCCTGCTCAGGGAGTTTCACCAACACAACGCAGGCCTTCTACTTCGGCCGACCCTATGCGCCAGCGTCTGGGGCGAACTGCACGTCGACATTGAGGCCTGCCTCGACGAGACTAGCGGCAGTTGCGACATGGGCGACGCACGCATTTCGCTCGATCAGCTGCGGGATGCTATCCGCCAGCTCCTGGTGCCTTTCGCCAAGAAGTACCACCAGGCCACCCTGGCCCTGACCTTTAACTACATCCAACTCGAGGCTCAAGCCACGGTCCATCTGCAATTCTGAGGCGACTAGACATGACCCAGCCTATCTGCCAACGCACCCGCTACACCACCCTCCAGGAAGCCCAGGCCGACGGTTGGCGCCAAGTGAACCGCAGGGGCGACCGCGACGTCAGCAGCGGAAATTTCTTCGGCTACGAATACCAGGCGCCCGACGGACAGGAATCAACCACCATCACTCTGACCCAGGAGCGCAACAGCATCGGGCAGCTCGGCTGCTGCGTCGAGATGTTCCGTGATTCCGTGATGCCAACCCAAGATTCAAGCAGCACGCCGGCGGGCGGGGGCCAACTCGTCAAGCTCGTCTACTACAAGCGCAGCGGTAAGTTTTACGACCAAGGTGAACTCCAAGTCGACGCGATGCTCCCGCTCTTCGAGATCTGGGACCACGTCCGCGGGCTCCGCAATCAGGGCCGCTTGCCCGGCCTGGTCGACGGAGCCGGTAGGGAGTTCATCGTCTCCGTGGACGCCCCGGGCCACCGCCACGAACACCCACACCTGCTGATGTGATGAACAAGCCCACCCACTTCTCCGCCCAAGTCCCCTTCTCGGGGTTCTATGAAACCTCGCACGACCAGCGCATCGACGAGGCCGAGGAGCAGATGTTCTCCGGCGATGAC